GTTGAAGATCGAGGTCACCATCCACTCGCCGTCCATCGTGAACCCGGTGGTCATGCCAGAGGACGGCACCACCCGAGGCAGGTTGGCTCCCGGTGCGCAGGCGTTGGTCTGCCACTGCACCTGGAGATTGGCCACGTCGATGCGGACCAACCCCCAGCGGATGTGCGAGGCGTACAGGCCGCCGTAGGCGAAGCGGAACACCTCGCCGTTGGTGCGGTGCACCGAGTCGGACCAGTCCACGATGCGCGCGGAGCGCCCGTCAGGGCCAACATGGTAGACCCCGTCCTCCTTACAGAAGAAACCCACGAGTGGGCTGCCGGCCACGTTGGTGATGCGGGCGCTGCGGTCACCGACCGGGTAGTCGCCTCCTTCGCCAGCCCAGGCCGTGTCTTCCAGGATGTTGGCCATGGTGGTCGCCGTGTCACCGGTCGCGATGAAGCGGAAGGTGAACGGGGTGTCGTTCGAGATCAGGCGGTACGCCCCGACATCGTTGATCACCTGATAGGTCACCATCAGATGCTGGCGAAAGGCCGGGGCGATGGCGCTCGTTGACGAGACCCAGTCGTCCCCGTTCATCGAGGCGTACAGGTGACCTGGCCCGCCCGTCGCCAAACTGGTAGTCGAGGCGAGCAAGACCCCCTCGAAGACCAGCATGTCCTGGACAACCTCGCCAAAAGCAACAGTCTCGACGGGGACGGCCAGGGTGTAGGGGTAGGTGATCTTGTAGATGACCGCGCCAGCGGCAACCAACAGCGTGTCATTCCAGGGGAGCATTGCGCGGATCGATGTGGGGTTCACGCCTCCGAACGCGGCCAGTGGCGGCAGGTGGGTGATCTCCCCGGACGGTGTCCAGGCTCGCGAGAACCGTGTGCAGCCGTCAATCGCCAGCGGGTAGGTGTGCGGCACCAGCCGCTCGATGGCTCCGACCCCGCCGTCTAGACGGTCCAGGATGACCGGCTGCTCGAACCCACCAGGCGCGCGCATCTGCTCGGAGGGACCGAACCGCCCGCCCTGGGTCGCCGGCTTCCGGCCGTCGCGGTACAAGTTCAGGCCGATGCGACCGTCAAGCGTGAGGTCGTACCCGTCAAGCGCGACTCGTCTCACGGGAGCCAGAAGCCTCGACTGCCGTCCAGTGGCGGCCAGCTAGGACGGTTGGACATCCGACGGTAGACTTGACGCCCGTAGACCACGCGCGCCGCCGCCTGCATCGCGGCCTTGTCTGCCAGCGCCTCCCAGCGGGACGCCTCGCCAGCTGGAGCCACGTTGGCAACGGCGAGGCAGGCGTACCGCAGCGCCGCCGGGGCAACCTGCTCCACCGGCGTACGGGCCTGATCGAGATCATGCACCAGCCCGCTCACCGACTCGACCCACTGGCGGCCAGGGATCGGCTCGCACGTCGTGTCGAGCGTGCCGTCAGATCGGCGTGGGTAGGTCTGCGGGCAGATCCTGGTCGAATCGGGGCGGTAGCAGCCAATGAACCAGGACTGATCGGCGGCGTAGCCCGGATCCGAGAACGTGTCGGACTCGAAGTCGGTGGTAAATGCGGGCGGGATCGTCGTGGGATACGGGTCTTTCATCCGCTCCGACGAGTAGCCGACGATCTGCCCCGCCGAGGCGACCACGGTTGCCTCATGGTGCTGCGTGTGCCAGATGATCTCGTAGCGTAGGGCTGGCCCTTGCGGGACAACCCGCAGGTTTCCAGCGCCGACGACCGCTTTCAACGCGATCTCGATCTCGGCACCCGTGGCATCCCAGACCAGCGGGGTGGGGATCGGACTCCAGGCAGCCGAGGTCTCCGGGCGCAGCAGATAGGTGCCAGAGGTCGGCGGCTGAAAGACGGTCACGGATTGCCAGTCGGTCGGGGCGTAGAAGCCGGTGACCATGCTGCCCTCAAGCCAGGGCGCGATGTCCGAGAGGCGGATGACAGCGGAACGTTGCGCTGCCGCGAAGGGCGAGACGACCGGCACCAGATCGTGGTGGGTGATGTCTGCGAGCGCCAGATTGATGCACTCGTGCAGCCCCAGCAGTTCGTCCTCAGTCTCGAACGGGATGCGAGGACTGAGTAGGAAGCGGGTGCCTTTGGTCAGCGGGTTGGAGAAGTCGCGGTTGACCAGGCAGATGCCGACGCCACCACCGGCCAGCATCCGTCCAGCGGTCGCGCCCACCCCGATCCGCGTGGGCAGGTGGAAGGTCAGGCCGAGGGGGTCCGCCTCGACTTCGACATCGATCAAGTCCGCGTCGATCTTGGCGATCTCTTCCTGGACGGTCCGCGCTGACGTGTTGTGGGGCAACTCGCGCGTCTGACCGTAGCCATAGAACTGCAAGCGGTACGACCCCTCGGGGGGCGGCGCGAACGTCGAAGCGTAGCGAATGCGGTAGCCGCGCTGGATGGTGCGGCGCTGGTCGGACCACTTCGGGATCCAGACGTACTGCGACCCGTACGCCCCGGACAGTTTCTCGTCATCGAACAGGGCGGACGAGATCAACGAGCGGGCGGCGTCACGGTCGGCCAGGTCTGGGTCGAGGGTGACCGTTCCCCTGAAGACGCCGAGTACCCCGCCCTCCTCCTGGAGGACCGCGTCACGGTAGTCGGCAAGGGTCGGCATCTGCTCTCCTGGAGGGTCTGAGGTCGGCCGAGTGGACTGGGGAGGGGCGCGTGGCGTCCACCCGGCCGATCAGACGGTCAGTGTTAGAGGGGGACCGACGTTCGGTTGTCCAACGGCAGCCCGTCCCAGTTGTTTGGTCGTGCGTAATCTGGCTGTTGCTGCACCTGCATGGGCGACATCACGCCGGCCCCCTGCATGGCCGCGATGTCCACGCAATTGCCGTGGCCGTTTTTCGCCAGGTCGATCCCGTGTCCGAGGGTCAGGATCATCACCTGGCCCCGCTTCGACCGCAGTTCACGCCCATTGAGCCAGGTCTTGAACGTCGTCTGGCGCGGGTTGTACGGATCCTCCTTCGGGATGAAGGCGACCATCCGCTGCGGGCGTGGCTGCTGCTGCTCAGCGGGGGCGGGCTGCGACAGCGGCATCGTCATGCTGGGCGGGTACTGCCCCGGAGCCGCCGCCATCTCCGCCTGATCGATGGAGGGGTAGTGCACCGCCCCGTTCGCCGTTGGCTCCTTCGGCGCAAGGTTGGCCAGCCGTTCCTCAAACCGGGCGTAGAGCCGCTCATCGCGGTCAGCCATGATCGAGGAGAAGTGCGCCATCATCGCCGCCATCTCCGGGCTGAGACCCGTCGATGCGCCTTCAGCTGGCGTCGTGACCCGAGGCCGAGGCGCTGGCCGCTCGTCCTCCTGGTCGTCCTCCTGGTCATCGTCCTGGTCGTCTGGGGCGTCGTCGTCTGGCGAGCCGTGCAGTTCGTCCAGCGCTCCCTCGAACGCCAGGGTCTCTAGCGGCCCCAGGCTGGGGCCGGCGAGTTGCTCCTGGTCACCCAATGAAGGGTGACCAGGATCCTGCTCGCTGGTTGGCTTGGTGGGTTTGCTTGGCATGGCTTACTCGTTCGTGCGTGTGCGAGCCGGTGGGGCTGGCGGGGTCGATGCGGTCGTGGTCGGAGGCGGGGTGGTCGGAGTCTCCCGTCGAGCCTCCCGTCGGGTCTCCCGATGGACCTGCCGCGCCGCGCGCTCCTCGCCCACCGCTTCGAGCCTGGCCTTGGCCTGCTCCGCAGCTTGCTCTATCGCCGCACGGGCGACAGGGATGGCCGCCTGGATCTCCCCGATGCCGTTGGCGAGACGGTCGTTGAGGCGGTTGACCGCGTTCATGCGGGCCATGTCCATCCGCACCTCAAGGAAGCCGCCCTCACGCACGGCCGCGTCCAGCGCCGCCGCATCGTTGGGGTCAATCTCCGCGTCCTTCGCGGCGGACCCGGCCTCTCCCGCCATCGCGTCGAGTTCCTCAGCGATCAGGCGGGTGTCACGCGCGGTCACCTCGGGCGACCAGCTGCGCTCGCTCAGACCCACGGGCGCAGCGGAGGTGGCAGGCTCAGCCGGCCGGGCCTTCACCAGCGCGTCGTTGGCCGGGTAGACCATCGTCATCCCCTCGGGGAGCGCGGGCGTCTCCTCGGCCAGCGGCGGGGTCGGCGTCTCCTCGGCCGTCAGGTTGATGCGCGCATTGCCGGCGAAGGTGTTCTCACGCGACCGCTGCATGTTGGCGAGGACTTCTTCGTCAGCCTTGGTGTCAGTCTTGTTCTCAGCCATCGAAGTTACTCCTGGACACACGAGATGTGTGGGACGCTTTCGGGGGAGAGATGCAACTCTCTCCCCCACACGCGCCATCGTTAGGCCGACGCGGTCGTCACGACCTTCATCACCTGGACGGGATCGAACACGATGCCCGCGAACGCCACCTTGGCCGACACGAAGCCGACCTGACCAAGCGGGTCGGTCTTGTCGGGCGAGTTCACCGGCTGGCTGTAGATCGAGACGCCACGGTTGGTCGTGGGGTTGATCTTGCCGACGGCCATGCCGGCCAGATCGAGCATTCCGAATCCATTCGGCCCGTAGCAGTAGCTGTGGTAGGTCTTCTTGCCACCGGTATTGACGCCCGTCAGCAGTTCGTTCGCTTCCTTGAAGCGGACGCCCCAGCCCTTACCAACCTCACCGGTCAGCAGGTTCGGCCCACCGTTGTTGGCCGCGCCGCCGTTGTACTTGGCGATGTCGGTGAACAGCGGATCCGAGATGAGGTCGTACGACTGATACGGATCGATGATCCAGTGGTAGAAACCGTCTGGGAACCTGGCCGCATTCATGCGCTTCAAGGAACGCACGACCTTCTGCACCATGGCCGAGGTCAGTTTCGCGGCGTCGGGGACTTCCAGGTCGGTGTCAATCGCGCCGCCCGCGATGGCGGACGGGGTGGGCGTATAGAACGGCGTGGCGTACGCGATTGGAGCAGACGCATCGCCCCACCACGAATTCGTGGTCGCCTCCAACGCATACAGCATCACGCGATGCAGCTTTTGTCCCTCATACTCGCCCAGCGCTTCCGCCGCGTGAACGAGAATTCCGTCCACGGATGCGGTCTCTGCGAGGTCCGAGACCTTGATCCAGTCGCCGTACTGCTTGAGGCCGGCGTTGACCTCGGTGATCTCCAAGTCCTTGGAGGCCGGCGGCTCACCCTCGATCAGCGCCACCGGCTCGGTGACCCCGTCCACGGCCGGATCCCAGAGCGCGGAGACCTTGCGGAACGAGATCTGGCCGTTCGCCCCGAAGCCACCCGAGTTCTTCGGGATGGTGGTCATCTGCGCGTCCTCAAAGAGGACGAGATACGGAACGGCCCGCTTGGTCAAGGTCAAGATAAAGAACTTCTGCTGGGCGGCCGTACCCAGGAAGTTGTGGTACGTCCCACCAGCGGTGGGGCCACCGTCTGGCGTGATCAGCGACTGAATCCTGTTTACCACGGTCTTCCCTCATCCCATCCGCAGCGGTGCTGCGGGATCATCTGTCCAACCCGAGATCTCTCAGCGTGACCTCGCCGTTCCGAAGCTTGGTCAAGATGGCATCGGTCGGCATTGGCACCTGGGTGCCGGCTGCCAACCCACGGTCGTTCCCGAGTGCGCCACGCAGGCGATCCACGGTGGCGACTCGCCCGTTGGCGCGCCGTCCATTGGACGACGCCATCGAGTCACGACCGAAGCTGCCGTTGCGGACAGCCTGTTCGTCGCGGACACCACGGCGGTTGGAGGCCGACCGTCGCAGCCGCTCCATCTCCGCCTCGTTCCGCTTCCGTTCGAGCAGGATCCCTGTCCGAACGGCGTGCACCAGGGTTTCCGAACGGTCACCCTTGGCCACGATGGCAGGATCGAGACGGATCTTGTACTTCGCGAGTTCGGCCGCGACTTGCTTGTCACGGTCGGCCTGCTCGGAACGAATCGTCGCTAAGAGCGCGACACGGTAGGTACGGACGTACTTCTCGTTGTTCTGGTACCGCTCCAGCAGCGCCGCCGCCTGATTCCGTTGCTGGAGGGGCAGGCGGGTGTTCATCACCTGGCTCTGGAGGCGGTCCCGAATCTCCTGGGTACCGATGGCTTGTGACAGAAATTGCAGCGCTTGACCTTCAATCTGCTGCGATTGCTGCTGCTGGGCGCGCAGGGCTTCGTTCTCCCTGGTAACCCGCTCCACTTGCGCTCGGACCTGGCGGTCGATCTCCTGCCGCACCTCGCGAGGGAATCGACGGCGTCCCCGACGCTCCGTCCGTGAGTCGTCCCGCTCCTCATCGTCATTCGCTCGACGCCGACCTTCCGGCTCGACGGCGTCATCATCGTCGTCGGCCTCCTCAGCTTCGTCGTAGCGACGCCCGCCCGTGACTTGACGGTCATCCTCATCGGAATCGTCGTCAGCGTCATCGTCGGTAACCGCGCGTGAGGGTAGGAACCGCCCTCGGCTATCGCGTCCGGTGGCACCCTGACGACGGGTGTCCCCGTCGTCATCGCTGTCATCATCGGCCTCGTCCAGGATCACCTTGGCCGGGTCGTCTTCGGCGGCTGCACCGCGTCGTCGCAGGGGCGGCCGTGGCTGCTCGCGCTGCTCGCGTTCGAGCCAGCTGCCGTCAGCGGCGTCATCGCTCTCAGCGGCACGCCGTCGGCGCGGGCGATCTGGTGTGGCGCGAACGACATCAGACGGTGCGACCCCGGAGCCTTGCTCGGCAATCTCCTGGAACGTCTCATTCATCGCTGCGTCAAGCTGCGCCATCGGGTCGGACCCTGCACCGCTTCGGTTCTGCGCCACGGGGATACTCCTGGAACAACGAAAGGCCAGTCCACGCGAACGTGGAACTGGCCTCTCGGGCTGCTCTGTAGTTGTCGAGGGAGAGGGGAGTCCGCCACCGGGCTGGGAGGTCCGTGCCGACGGATGATCCCCTCGTGGTTAGACGCTAGGGCATCGGCCGATCCTGGGGCAACCGGCACACCGAACGCGGCTCCAGCGGGACGATTTTGCCGTCAGCAACCCCGAAGGCATGGTCGGTGTGGCAGTTGCGGCAGCGAATGACCAGCTGGGTTCCATCCGGACGGGCGACCGGTGTGTCGCAATCCAGCCCCGCACCCCGCGCTCGTTTCATGGCGCAGCGCAGGACGTTCCGACCATCAAGCCGCAGCGACGAGGCGCTCACTACCACTCCTCCCACTCGTCTTCCTCTTCCTCGTCGTCCTCGTCTTCCTCATCCCCGCCGTCGTCGTCATCCCCGCCGTCGTCGTCATCCCCGCCGTCGTCGCCGCCATCGTCATCGTCGTCGTCATCCTCGCCGTCATCCCCGCCCTCATCGTCCCCGTCATCGTCGTCATCATCTTCGTCGTCGTCGTACCAATCGCTCCAGTCGTCATCGTCATCGTCATCATCGTCATCATCATCGTCATCATCATCGTCATCATCATCGTCATCATCGTCGTCGTCGTCATCATCATCGTCATCATCATCGTCATCGTCGTCATAGTCGTAGTCATCAGACGCAAAGATCTCGGCTTCTGGTTCGTCCTTGTCCTCGTCCTCGTCGCCCGTGGCTCGTTCGACCAGTTCTTCTTCCGACAGCTGGCTCAGGTCTTCGTTGGCGGCGGGGTCATACCTCGGGTCGTATCCCTGGAACCCGGCGACCAACTGGCGCAGTTCCTCACTCGGTGAGTCGCTCTGGAGGTTCGCACCCTCGCCCTGGTCTTCAGGCTCCGGCGCTGGCTCTTCACCCTCCGGCACCGAGACATCAACCTGCTGCTGGGCGACCTCTCGCTGGTCAAGTTCGACGGCGGCGGCGTTCTCCAGATCCGCGTCAGTTGCGCCGTTCCAGAGCGTCACCTCAACGATTTCGCCCTCGATAGGAACCTCTGCGACACCCCGCTCGAAGTCTCGCTTGATCTCCGACTCATCTTGCTCAATCGGCTTGCCCTCGGTTTCGGCGCGCGCCAGGACATCCCAGAGCGACTGCCCAGGCTGCTGACGGACGGCGACCAGTTCGCCATCTCCCAGTTGGACCTGAGCGTACGTCTGTCCGTCGTCGCCGGGATACTCACCGAGGATCGTGCCGCTGGGTTTGACTGGCCGCAGCGGCGTCCCTGGGGCGGTTGGGGCGGCTGTCCAGCCAGGGTTGGTGGCCTGTTGCTGTTCTCGGTACCGCTGGGTCGCGCCTTCCCCGTACAGCATGTTCAGGTTGGGGGTGCGCCCCGCGTCCTTCTCCGCCTGGTACCAGCCCTTCCAGGCGTCTCGGTACTCCTGGGTCGGCGCATCCTCATTCGGATCGAGGGTTGCCTTGTCCGTCCCAGCGACCCCGGTCAGGATGTCGTGGTCACGCTGGGCGTACCAGGCGTTATTCGCCATGTCGTCCCAGGTGCGTTGGGGGGTGGTTTTCTCGTCCAGCACCCCGGTGTCGGTGAACCTGCTGCCCCCGACAACGCCGCCAGCGGTCAGCCCATCGTCGGTTGGCAGAAAGCCGCTGGTGTCCTCACCTGGCGCGATGCCAGGCTCCGTGGGTGGAGCAACGGACGGGACGATCTCGCCAGGAGTCGTCTCTGCTGGGGCGGCCACGACCACCTGGCTACCCGTTATCGGGATACCCAGACGTGTCATCTCGGCGCGCACGGCTGGTGACGTGGCGTACGGGTCGGTCCCGGCGACGAATTGAGGGATCCAGCCTTCCGTGAACTGGTCGGCCCGCTGACTGACCGGCGAGTTCGGATCGTTCAGCCCGCTCAACAGCCTGCTCATCGCCGCTCTATCGGCGTCGGTGCTGATCTTCAGATGCACGTTGCCCTGCGCATCCTGCACCAGCATCCGGTTATCGGCCAGGAGTTGGCGGTCCTCAGGCGACAGCTTGTCGATCTCGCCACGCTGGATCTGGTCCGCCCAGGTCAGGCGTCCGAGGTTCTTCAGCGTCTGCGCCGCCACCACCTCTTCGTGGTTGGACGGGTCGGCCGCTGGTCCACCCGGTTTTGCGATCAGGGTGCCAACCTGGCGAGACATCTGGCTGTACATCTCGTCGGTCATCGGGGTCTGCGGCTTGTCGATCTTCGCGACTTCGATCTTGGCCTGCGCCTGCGCCTGCTCCGGAGTCATCCCCGTCTTGATCAGCGCGTCAACCCACTGCGGTTCCGCCAGTCGGCGCGTCTCGGCCAGCAGCGTGATCTCGGTCGCCTTCCGGAGCAGCAGCGCCGCCCGTTGGTCCAGCTGCTTGCGATGGTTCAGCCGCGCCGCCTCAGCCGCCTGAGCGGCCGGCGTGAGCGCCCTGGGCTGTCCTGCCGCCGCAGCCCGTGCGGCAGCAGACCCGGCCGCCCCAGCCCCGGTCGGAGGACGTGCGCCGCCTGGAGGTGCGCCACCTGCGCCAGCGCCACCGCCGCCACTCGGCTTCTTGGCAGCGCCGCCGCCGCCGCCACCGCTCTTGCCGCCGCCGCTGGACTTGTCCTCGTTCATCTTGTCGAGCGCTTCGAGCCGCCGCTGGACATCGTCAGGGACGGCGTAGCCGATCTTCTTGGCGTACTCAGACTCGACCAGGTCTTCCCAGCCTTGCAGGGTGCGCTGCTCATCACCCGAGAGGGTCTGGTTGCCGCTCTGCTTGGCCAGGATCGCGCGGATCGCATCGTTCATCAGCGACTCGCGGATCTGGGTGCGAACCGCCCCGCGCAGGTCTAAGCCCGGGTCGCCGGTCCCACCACCAGGCGTCCCTGGTGTACCCGGTGCGCCTGGGGTGAACCTGATCTCCGGAAATTCCCCGAGATCCGGCGGGGCAAGGTTGAGCGGCGGCAGGCTCATCAGGCGTACTCCACGTACTCTTCGTACTCGTAGGAGGGTTCCTCGTAGGCGTAGGTGTCACCCTCACCCTCGTATTCGTCGTCGCCGCCCTCGCCGTACTCGTCGTACTCGTAGACCGGCTCCTCGGAGGCGTAGAGGTCATCCAGGCTGTAGTCGCTGCCCGCGTACTCGCCCTGGTCATAGCTGCCCTGATCGTACGCGCCCTCATCCCCGTACGCGACGATGCCCTGGTCGATCTCTGGCTCGATCATCTGGTCCGCCGACTGCGGCGCTGACAGGTCCGGTGTCCCGAGGATGATCACGGCCGCGTCGGATTCGGGTAGTACTTCCTCGCCAGGCAACGGCACGACCCGTCCAGGCTCCGGCGCGGTCGTCAGGTCGTCTACCAGGCTGCCGGTGCCTGACAGGTCTGGGCCGCCTGGCAGCGGTGCGCCCTCAAGCGTTCGCTCGTTCGGGGTCATCTCGCGGGGGACACCTGGATGATCGGTCGTCTGAATGTCGCGCGCCGCTGGCAGTGGTGCGCCAGGCAGCGTCCGCCCGGACGGTGTCATCTCACGGGGGACACCCGGGTGATCCGTCGTCTGGATGTCTCGTGAGGGGGCCGCGCCGTACGGACGGAGTTCCTCTGCGAACTCGGCTCCCCCTGGCACACCCAGCTGACCTGCGCGGACCGCGCCGATGTAGGACTCGCGGTAGTCGGCAAACGGGCTGTTGGCGTCCAGAATCGTGCGGTACAACGCTTTCGGATCCGCACGGTACGCCTCGCGCTCAGAGGGTCGCAGTGAGTTGGGGTCAGCCTTGAACTGCTCCTCCCACGCCTCAGCCGCCCGCTGCGCCAGCGTCCGCCAGCCACCGGTGTCGCCGCGCCAGCCACCCTGATCTCCTGGGCGGAACACGTCGCGGATCTCACCAGCGGCCTGCTCGGCTACCTTCTGGGTCGGCTTCCCACCAGCCCGTGCGATGGCGCGGGTGAATCGATTCGGGGCCAGCGGTTTACCCTCGGGATCGTCTGCGAACGGTGGCCGTGGGGGCGGTGGGGGCGCTGCTGGCTTCGGCGGCGACAGGTCCGGTGGTGGAGCCGGCTTGGTCGTCGGGGTACCCGGTCGGCCGCTCGGCCCCTCACCGGGATAGCTTGGCGCGAGCGGCTCACGGCGTGGAGGCGGCGCTTTCGGTGGCGCTTTCGGGGCAGCGGCTGCTCGTGCAGCGGCGTCCTTCTGCGCCTGACCCAACAGTGCATCTTCGGACCCCGGACTCGCCGCAGCAAGCTGCGCAGGCGTCAGTGGCGGGACTATGGGTGCCTGCTCTGGCGACGGTGGTGGAACTACCTCGGCAGGTGGCGTCAGCACGGACTGTGGTGTCAGCGCTGGCCCTGACTCGCCCCCGTAGATCGGATCCAGCGCTGCGCTCGATGGCGATGCCGTCCTTGCCGCCGTCGCCGGGTCGGGGCCGACCACCGTCATCGTGCTTCGGATGTACTCGGGGATCTCGTAGAACTCCTCGGGCGTCATGGTCATGCGCGTGCCGCTCTGGTCGATCACTTCGAGCGGGACACCCGGTGCGTACGGACCAGCGCCAGCGGCCGGCGGCCCCAGGTCTGGCGTGGCTTCCAGAGTTGGTGTCCCTGGGACGACCGTGGCCGACGCGGCGGCTCCCGTGATCTCCTCAAGCGGACCAGGGGTCGCGGTCGCGTCCGCCGCTGGAGGTGTCCCTGGAACGAGGTCCGGGTACATCGGCTCCTTCCGCTCTGCGCGGCGAACCTCTGACGCCATGACCGCGTTGGCCGCGTTGAGTTCGCGGCGCTCTTCCTCGTCCAGCCGCTCCCCTCGGGCCTGCTTGGCGATAGCCGCCTCAACCGCTGGCGAGTAGACCAGTTCCTTGATCTGAACCCAGCGCTCATTGTCGATGGTGGCTGGCTTGACATCGCGGATGGTGATCTGCCCACCACGGGATCCGGGACCGATTGGTCCTGGAGTATGGGTGGGCGTTGGTTCCTTCGTCGGCGTCGGGGTGCGCGTCGGCGTCGGGGTGCGCGTCGGCGTCGGTTCCTTGGTCGGGTACGGCGTCCTGGTCGGGGCTGGTGTGCGCGTCGGGGACGGCGTCCTCGTCGGCGTCGGCTCCTTGGTCGGGTACGGCGTGCGCGTCGGGTACGGCGTGCGTGTCGGGGTCGGGTTGAACCCAGGGACCAGGTCGTCATACCCCCCGCTAGGTGGTCGCGGCACCGACATCGCAGTTGCTCCTATCACCCCGTCTCTGAGGTCTATACCGTGCCTGGGTGGTTAGATGCTTCCGCCACACCTCACCGCCCGACTCCGGCGCGGTCGCGAGCCTTCTGGCGCTGCTCTTCAAGCTGTGCTGGCGACAGGGTAGGCGCAGCCGGCACTGGGGTAGCGCCCGGGCGGGGGGTGGCACCTGTCTTTGGGGTAGCCGCTGGCGCAGCGCCCGGACCTGGGGTTGGTGTTGGCGCTGCGCCACCGCCCTTGATGACATCCTCCTGGGCGTTCGACTCGAACATCCGCGTGTTATTGGAGTCGCTGATCAGCGGTGCCAGCCTGGCCTGAGTCTCCGGCGCATCCGAGATCTGCCGCGTCGTCGTGAAGTACACGTCCTTCATGGCGGCCTTCAGCTTGTCGCTCCACTCCGGACCCTGCTGCTGGGCGACGGGGGTCTCCGCGATCATCTTCTGGACGCGTGCGTCGGCCGCCTGGCCCACCTTGGCCGCGATCTCCTGCCGCATCGCCTGGGGCAGCTTGACCATCAACGCGCCCTGCGTGCCGGGCAGCTTGTAGTACATCTCGGAGGGCGGGGTCGGCGCGCCCACCCCCGCTTTGATCAGGGTGTCGAGCGTCTTATTGTTCATCTCTTCCTGGACCGCCCGGAACGGCAGCCACGCGAACGCGCCCGCGTACTCGTTCGCCAACGGCCGTCCGAGCGCGTCCACCTTCACCGCGAACCCCTGCCGCCGCCCGGTCGGGCTGCCCAGCGGGTCGTCCAGCATCGAGGGGATGGCGTTCGTGTTCAACACTGGCGGCCCGATGGTATTTGGGATGCGGTACGCCAGACCTTCCGAGATGTTGCCGAACTCGGTGCTGCGCGCGTAGGGATCCTGGCTCTGGGCAATCGTGTTGACCAGCTGACTGTTGGGCAGGAACGACGAGACGATGCTCCACGAGATCCAGCCACCGATCTTTGCCTGGGTCGCGCGCTCCCGCTTGGTCCGCTCGCTGGGGGTCTCGCCTGGGTGGGATCCCCAGGCCGACTTCGTGGTCTCGATGACCTCCAGCAGGTCCACGGCCCCTTGCAGGTAACTCAAGTCCGCCGCCACCCCAAAGAATCGGCGGGTTCCGGACCGGAAGACATCGGCGTCCCCTCGGACCGCGAACTGGAGGAGTTCCCCCAGCTTGCCAAGTGTCCCGGTCGCCCGCTTCTTGTCGGCCGCCAGCCCATACATATAGGTCTCACCGACCGCCGCCGCCGACGCCAGCATGTAGCCCAGTGGTCCCCAGTTCTGGTAGTTGACCCAGTAGGACTTGCCGTTGAACCAGTCAACCCGGATGCTGTACCGCCGCCAACCCTTGGCCTCCATCGTGGCGCGCAGCTGCACGTCGGCAAAGTCTGGCCGCTCCGGATCGAGCAACACAATGGGATCGTCAGGTGGCCCAATCCCGCTGAGCGCACCCTGGAACACCAGCCCGAGGAAGTGGAAGAAGAGGCCCGTGCCGATGGCGTTGGCGAGTATCCGTCGGTCCAGGTCGGCCACGCCCGGCCCCACCTGCGCCCCCTTCCACGCCTGCTGGTACGGTCCACCCAGCAGGCCACCGCTGCTGAACGGGCCACGACGGAAGCCGCCCAGGTTGCCGGTCTTCGCCAGGAACCGCTCGCCACGCTCCGTCTTCATCAGCCCGCGATAGATCCCGCCCCGAATCACGTCACCCAGGGTGGCCATCGCCCCGATGGGGGAGAGGTCAATCGCCCAGTGCTGGATGTGGTAGAGCGCCCGCAGGAACATCAGGACGAACTGCCCGAGTGGGTGGCGCTGGAGCGGCTCCATCATCCGCCCCAGCTGCCCCATCGGTCCCTGGAAGGTGGTGCGCTCGGCCTCTCGCTTGCTGTTCGCCAGCATCTGCTCGTAGGTGTTCTGGGCCGCCGCCTTCTCTTCACGGGTCTTCGCCTGCGGGTTGATGTTGCCCGCCAGGATCTCCGCGACACGGGCGTGCCACGCCTTCGAGCCGACCTTGTGGTTCCCCTCACGGTAGGCCATGATGGCAGCCTGCCGGGTCTGCTCCATCCCAAACGCCAGTTCCTTGATCCCCACGTCGGCAATCGACTTCAGCCGCCCTGCCGCCTCAGCGAAGGTGATCGCCGCGACCCGACTGGTCTGGAGGGCCAGCATCCTCGGCTCGTACCAGTGAACACCTTCGTCCTGAGCCATCTCGATCCGTCGCCCGAACCGCCCGCTGATCGTGCGCGGGGTACCCGTCACCTCGGATTCGAGATCCGAGACGCCCGTCATCAGCGTCCGTCCGATGCGGGCCATCATCAGCGGGACCGCCCGCGCGAGCGCCGCGTACTCGGCAGCGTTGATGGCGGCCCAGGCAACCGGGTTGACCACCCCCTCGGAGGCAGTCAGCAGGAACGGGTCAGCCATCATCTTGCCGAACAGCATCCCCGAGTTGGTGACGTAGTCCACCAGGATGCCTCTCGGCCCGAGCAGCACGTTGTTGTAGCGCATCGCCAGCAAGAACTCGACGGGAGAGACCGACAGGTCAGCGTCGGCCAGCGCCGCACCCGCGTTCGACGGATTGGTGGTTGGCGAATTGATCGCCCCCGCCACGGCCGCACCCAGCTTCCGCGCCTTCTGCGCCTCGTCACTCGGACGGGTCGGGCCGATCCCGAACTTCCGGCTACTCGACCCGCCAGCCAGTTTCGCCGTCCGCTGAATCGCCGCCTGCTGGGCCTGCTTCTCGCCCTCGGTATCCCCAGCCGAGCGGGCCACGTTCTGCGCCTGCAGGAAGTCTTCAAGCGTCTGGCCTTCACCCTGCGTGATCGGAGACGACTGCCAGACCTCGGCCAGCACCGGCCATTGCGCGCGCGGGAGGGCCGCGAGGCCACGCAACGCGGTGTACCGACGGGACTCCTCCACGACCTTGGCGGCACCGTACGGCGAGAGGTTGCCTTCCGTCGTCTGCTCCGTCGCCCGCTTCAGCCGCGCCCACTGCAGCAGGATGGCGGCGGCCAACACCTTCTGCTCCTGGGCGTTGAGCAGCCCCTTTTGCCCCCCGTTCGCCACCAGGTCGAGTACGTCATCGATCTCGCTCTTAGTCCCGGGTAGCTGCCCTGGGTCGGCCCAGTCACCCAGCTGGAGCATTCCCTGCGCCCACTCTGGGAATTGATCCAGGTTCATGTCGTCGGGATAGACCGGCCCCAGCAGAGACATGTCTGGCACGGCTGCGCCTGGCAGGGCTGGTCCCAGCATGGGGTCCGGGGTCGGCATATCCTCGGGGCGCACGGGCGGCTCGGGGGTCGGCAGGATCAGGCCGATCTGCTCAGGCCCGTCGGTGCGCGGCAGGGCGTTGGGGTCATCGATCTCCATGCCGGCGGAGTAGGCTTCGATGGCGTCGATGATCTCCTGGTCCAGCACGTCGGGCGAGTCCATCTCGTCCCAGAGCGGCAGCATCCCCTCAGGCTCAGGACGACCGCTGGCCATGAACATCGGCTGGCCCTCTTCCAGGGCAGACCGCAGCATCAGCGGCGGTAGGTCCATGGCGTGGACTTCGGCGGGCTGACCGGCCACCATATCCCACCAGTGGTCTTCCAGGTACGCCTCGGCCTGATCCTCTCGGTCGAACTGCTCGATCTCTTTATCGTCGCTGTCGTGAACCGAATACCAACCGCCACGATCCTGGATGTACGGATCCTGGCCCTCGGGGGCGGGCAGGATGGTCGTCGTGACCTTGACGCCCCAGGTCTTACCGATGTCCTCCGCGACACCAGGCAGGATCTGGTCGTAGAAGTCGCGCATCGGCTTGCCGCCGGTCTCCAGTTGCAGCCCATGCAGACGACGCAGTGTCCCTTCGGGCGGCTGGGCCAGCAGCCGTGCGGCTACCTCCTCACCCAGGTACTTGGGGAGGTCTTCCTCGCGGACGCCGGTCTGGCTGATGACTTCCTCTCCATCGTGGTTCCAGGCGCGGAAGTCGGACCCACTGTACGCGACGGCGCTGATGTGCTTGGTGAGGCTGCTGCGCTTGTTCTGCTGGTCACCCGTCGTCCAGGCGATCCGCTCGAACCCGTTCTCGGCCGCCCATCGGATCATCCGCCGCATGGCCAGCCCGGTCCAGGCTGGGGTGGCCTTCCACGGGGCGTCAGGGACGGCACCAATCCCTTTCTCCATGTTTCCCAGCGTAGCCAGGCGGACGTTGGCATCAACACCTTCGCGGTGGAGTGCATCGCGGCGCGCGCGTGCATCGCGCGGCAGTGCATTCGCCGCCGCCGCGCTCCAGAGCGGGATATCCGCCAGGTACTGCTCATTGATCTGGCGCTGCTCCGCCTGGATCGCCTTCAGGCGCTCTCGCAACGCCTCGCGCTCCGACGCCTCTGCTGCTGTCAGGGCGCGCGGTGCACCGGCGTAGCCCCCCTTGCGGCCGGTCTGGTGCCAGTCGCTCTGGACTTCCTCAATGAACAGCACCCGCTTGCCGTCAGCGTCGATACGTTCATTGAAGCGGACCCAGACTACGACGTTCGGATCCTCCCAGTGGCTGCTTCTGAAGGCGTCGTACGGCAACCCGATGTCGCCGTACAGCTTGAAACGGGTCCAGCGCTTGGCTAGATCCTCGGTGCCGCCGGCCTCCTTGATCCGGTCTTCCGTCGTGTTGGTCGGCAGGCCGAGTGCTGCGACCTCGGCCTCCAGGGCGGCAACGGCGCGATCATTGGCGTCTGCTACGGCTGACTGCGGCAACGTCAGCAGCAATTCGCGTTGGTTCTCGCCGCCTGGCGTGAGGAGGTCATAGTCGGGGCCAGCCCAGCGCGCGTCCCTCCCTTCGTACAACACCTCCTCGATCTGCACCTGGTTGTCCTGAAGGTAGTCGGACACCTCCACGCGAGTCAGCTGCTCGCCCGTGTGCTGGGTCAGCCACTGCCGCAGCCCCGTCCAGGTCAGTTCGTCTGGCTTGGCACCGGCCTCGACCAGGATCGCCAGCGCCTGCTGACCAGGGGTCATAGCGGGCGTCACCTCGCCAGGCAGGGTGCGCTCCGGCTGGACCCAGTCGCCGTTAGGCGCGACCACGGTCGTTACCGTGCCGTCACGGTTCGGTCTCGGGGTCTCGCCTGGGCGGATCGTGTTGGCGCGGCGGACGACGCGCTCCGGCACGGTCCTGTCGGGGGTGCGAACCTCATCGACGCCCGTCATGATCTCGGGCAAGTTGCCCGTGTGACGGAGCAGCGGCGAGAAGAACGGCTCGGCCAGTTTCGGTGGCCCTGTGGCCGCCATCGCTGACGGTCCCAGCCGCTCACCGTAGGCTGGCCCAGCAAGGACGGACCAGGCCGCCTCGGCCTCGTACAGCGCCGTCATCCGCTCATTGGTCCCGAGCAGATCGAGCGCCCGCTCGCGCTCGACTTCCGCCTGGGCTGGCGTCAGCCCGATGGAGTCGAGCCGCTCAGCATCGTTCGCGGCGAGACCAATGACCGCGCTGGTATAGAACTGCGCAAATCCGTCGATAACCCGCTGGTCGCGCTCGTCTACCCCGAAGCTGAACAGTTCGTCTTCGGAGAGCGCGTCGGCTAGGTTGTCTCGGAGGGTGGCGGCGGACTCGGCGGCTGCGGCCTGGAGGGTGGGGGACTGCTGGATGACGGCAGCGTGGTAGGCGCTGGCAGACCCGCCGAACGGGCGGTCGGACGCCATCGCGGACGGCCCTGCCTGTTGGTACTCGGGGCGCAGGAACGGCGGTCGCCCCGGGATCGGACTCGCCGCCTCTTGCAAGTCAGCGATTTCAGAGATCACCCAGGAGCCGGTGGCTTCACTCACACCGATAATTGAGTCATAACCTTGTCGGCGCAACTCGGCCCCAGCAATCTCTTCGGCCAGGGCGTCATAGATGAAGGGTGACCGTTGCGCGGGCGACAACCTGGACGCGATGCCCAGCAGCGTGTCCGTATACCCGTCGTCCAGGCCGTACCGCTGCGCGAGAGCGGCGGTCGCTTGCTGGAGTTCAGGCGTTACCTCGTATCCGCTCGCATTGAACGGGTCAAGAACAGCACGAAGATCAGCATCAACGACAGTCCCGTTTCCGTCAGGAGCGGCTGGGAACAGATCCCACAGGGCTTGCGCTGCGACGTACTGCTCCGTCTCCACGACATATGGCCGTCGCAGCAGCTTCGGGACATCAATCAGGACGCCGCCACCAGCAGCCTGCAACCCTGCAACCGAAGGATCGTAGGTGTAGTACTCTCGTGCGTCCTCAGCGCTCAACAGGTAGTGCAGGGGACGCAGGGCGGGTTGCCCACCTTGCTCTTCTGTCTGCATACGGGCGGCGTGTTCGACGCGGATTCCGTTTGGTGTGCGGTGAACCCCTGCCGTCCCGCGTATCGCCGCATCAAGACGTGAGTCGTCAGGAAGGGCCGACGCCATCGCGGACGGACCTAGCGGCGCAGCACCACCACGACGAACATCGGTGGCCAAGCGGCCTCTATCCTGTGGCATGTCGTACTGCGTAGCCGACGGGTCCACCCCTGGCTGCTCAAACACCACCTCATCGACGTAGCGTGCTTCCGCCAATACGAGATCTTGCTGGGATCGCGTGGGCGGGTGCGCAACCGATGCACGAAGCGACCCTGACGGATATCCCAGGCTCCACCGCATCGCACCGGTGCGCTCCAGGAAGTCGTCAACGTACGACGTGTAGTTCAGTCGCTCGCCCGCGCTCCTGGGGCGGCGCTCGACGCGGTCATCGCCCTCGCCGTCGTAGGCCCGCAGGATCTGGTCGTGGTCGATACGACGACCGGCGCGACCAGGCAGGCTAGCGTTGAGCATCCGCCCGTCAGGCAGGACGTAGAACGCCTCGGCTGGATCTTCGGTCAGCCCGAACTCAGCAACGGCCCGCTCAACCAACTCCGGGTCGGCTGGCTGGGACGCCATGGCCGACGGGCCAGCTAGCTGCGGGGTATCCCGATCACCGAGCGCGTCTGCGGATCCTGTTCCTGACGTGTTTGTTCCGAGTTGGCCTGTCCCCGTGCCAACTCCTCCGGGGACAGCCGTCGCGACAGCACTTCCCGCAACTCCAGCCTCAAACTCTCCCGGTCCGCGTCGGATAATGGCATCGTAATCTCCTGGCCCAAATGTTACCAGATCTGCCAAGGCGTGCGATGGCGTGACATCCACACCGCGCCCAGACAGCGTCTCAACGATCTGATCGATCCGCTCACGCCCCTCGGCGTAGCGGGTGTCGCGGGCCGCCACAAAGACCTCGACCCCGCCCTCAACCGGTCGCGTCTCGACGTGCCAGCCCGTCTCCTCGAACGCATCCGCCACCAGGTCAGCCGCTGACGGATCACCCAGTGTCAAGCTGGCAGTCGCGGTGTTGCCTTCTGGGGAGAAGTGGATGACCGCCACCTCATCCAGGTTCTGCAGCCTGCCAAACTGGGCCGCTTCGTACTCGACCTTCTGGCGGGTCTCGGTGACCGGTCCCTCGGTCGCACGGCTGGGACCGGCCTCTGGGTACACCTCAGGGACGTTGGTCGCCCAGGGCGGCAGCAGGAACGCCTTCTGGTCCGCGAACGGTCGGTCAGGCAGCGGCATCGGGGCGTTCGCTGGCAGGTAGTTGGTCCAGCTGTTCTGGCCGCGCAGTTCGGTGGAGGCGGCCCGCATCGCCAGCGGCGTGAACATCTTCATGTGTTCAAGCCACGCGTTCAGTTCGCCCTGTGGACCGAACTCGTTGCCCAGGCTGGCGTGGCCGAAGTAGTCGTGGACCGCGCGGAACTTCCAGTTGTCGGACTGGTCGTACGGGATGCCTGGCGGCGACATCAGCGGGTGATCGAGCGCGTCCGCGAACACGTACAGGCGGTTGTTCTCGCCCAGATCACGGACCATGTCGCGGCTGGAGGCGTACCCGTTGAAGTCGGCCCCGTCGCCAGCCGGCCCCTCCAGGTAGTACGGGACGAACGTCACGCCCTTATCGACCAGGAACCGGTACTGGTCGTTGACCTCGTCGTTCAGGGCGTCGTACGCAGCCCGAACCTGGGGGTCGTCCGGGCTATCGGGCGCGGTGTCGTAGAACTCCGCGATCCGCTGACCCAGGTCGGGGTCCGGCCGACCGTACGCCGTCAGCGGGATCGACGGACGGATGCCCGCCAGCTGCACGTACTCGGCGGCGTCGTCGCGAATGCGGGCAACGCCACGCTCGACGGCGCGCGCCTGCGCACGGATCAGGGCGGGGTGTGACGGCCCCTGGGCCGCCATGGCGGACGGCCCCATCTCTGACGGCTGGAAGTCCGGGTGCAGCGTTACATCGCCAGACTCGGTCGGGTAGGTGATCGCCCTGACATCGAACAACTCGCCCAGTTGTGCCGCGTTGCCGTAGCTACCCGAGTAGGCGACCGCCCCGTCGTAGCCGTTCCGTCGCAGCACGTACGCCGTCACCAGTTCCGAGGCGGCGAAGCGCGACTGGTTACCACGGTTGGCGTTGTAGGCGATGTTCTCGGCCCTCTCGTAGGCGCTCCCGTCGTCCACTCCCCACTTCTCTAGGACCGGGGCCAGGGACTCGGATCGCTGGTCTGGATCCGTGCCGCCTTCAATCAGGGCGAGGTCGATCTCCGTCAGAAGCCGGTCGTACGGACGGCCGCCAGCGGCGCGCTCCTGCCACTGGAGCGTCCGCAGTCGCTCGTAGAAGCCCTCCGACTGCGTGTACCCGTCAGCGCGGTTATGCTGCGCGGCATCCGCTTCGGCGGTCGCCTGGTGAGCGTCCAGGGCCGCCTTGGCCGCCCGTTGCTCACGCCGCGCCTCGGTCTGCCAGTCGCCATGCTCGTCCGCGTACATGCGGTTGAAGGCATTTCCGGCCAGCGCGCCACCCTGACCGGCTTTGACGACCAGCGGGCGCTTGAACAGGGTCCGCCCAGCCACCCGCTGGGTGCCGCCGTGGTACCGCCCTACCGTCCCCGGCTGGACCTTGTAGGTGCGATCACGGGATGGCACACCCGCTGCCATCGTGAAGACGCCCGAGCGGACCGACTCTGCGGCCTCCTGCTCTGGCACCTGATAGCGGATGAAGTCCACCGCCAACCCGTCGTCGGTCAAGGCCGCGCCGGGTGTGTTGGCAACCGCCTCACGGAAGGACGGATCCTCGGGGATGGTGACCGGGCCAGCGAGGGTGCGGGCAATCGGCTCCGCCACCATCGCTGACGGGCCGGCTAGAAGTTCTTCCCGCCCAGATAGATCGTCGCTCGGTACCCTTCCTTGTCCCGCCTCGCGGTCGCCTCCTCGATCTCCTGGAGGTACGCCGCCTCTTCTTCGGGCGTCAGGTCGGGTTCGTCGCGCCATCCGCTGAAGTCGAACAGGCGTTGGTCCTTCGTAGGCAATTGCTCCGGCTGGTCCTCCACGGACGACCTCTCTTGCTTCTGCACGGTCCATGAACTCCAGTTCAGCCCGTACGGTCTCAGATCTCTCAGGAGTATAGCCTCTTCTGCTAAGACCTCGCATGACGTTCGATACTTGCTTGCGCAGCGCGATCCCGTTACCGCCGTACGCCTTGACCGCGCCGGCCAGCACCTGCACGTCGAAGACCTCGCCACCCTTGCCGGCTCGCTCGATCTCGCGGTCGTCCCGCGCACCTCGCTTGCCGGTGGTCGGGTCTTTCACCCCCGGGTAGCCCTTGGCCGTCCGCGCTTTGGCGGTGATGGTCCAGCCGTCCCCGAACACGTCTGACAGTTCGGCGGTGAACGCGGTCAAGTGTTCGCGGGTCATGCCCGTAACGGTCAGGCCGCCCCAGTGATCCTGCTTGACGGATCCTGGTCCCTCGTAGACCAGCATCACCGCCTTCTCTTCGGGCAGCGCCTGGAGCATGGCGGCAGAGAACCAGCGAACCGACGCCTTCGGACCGGTCACCTGGAGGTTGAAGTTGCGGTCCAGGTAGTACGTCCCGTCCTTCTGCTGCTTCCAGCCGCCGAGGCCAATTCCGATCTTGTCTACGATCTCCAGGCCGGCGTCGTCCAGCAGGTTGAACAGCTGCGGGAACGCCGTCTTGATCGCTCCGACCCCGGCCGTGCCAGCTTCCAGCGCCTGGATGATCGCCTCGTGACCCTCGGCGTCCTGGTCAACCTCCGCTGGGCGGAACGCCAACCCGATCCTCGCGGTCGTGTCCTCCGGCTTGGCGTAGCTGACCAGCCGCCGCTGCTCGGCCAGGCTGGTCTCCTCCAGGACATCCGCCAGCGGGACGCCCTCCTCGGCCGCTCGAGCCTCGGCGTTCTGCAGGTAGGCGTTGACCCGCTGGTACACCCCGATCAGGGCCGTGTAGGTGGTCTTCTCGCCGGTCAGGTACTCCCACGGCAGCCACTGGTGGCCGTACAGATACTTGCTGTCGGACCCGATGGAAGCCAGCTTGGCCGAGAGGTACTCGTACTCCTCGACGGTCGGGATCACCAGCTTCGGGGAGAGGCCGAACACGTCACGCAGCATCCGTGTGTCGAGCGTGGCGTAGTCTGGGAACGCGGTCATACTGGCGGCGAACCGCGACTTGACCGGCCCGATCCCAGCGGCGTGGGCGTCGATCAAGCGATTGATGATCGCCTGCCGCATCTCCTCGCCACCTGGCTCCATCCCCGCGTACGGCGAGTCCGGATCAGCGACCCCCTCAACAGCCTGCGCCGCCTGCACCAACTCGTTCCAGCGAACAGGCTCAGAGCGACTCCAGGGTGTGCCGGCCTTCTGGATCTCGGCCACCCCAGTCTCGGGGTTGACGCGCGTCCTGGAGGCTCCCAGGATCTTCTGGGGATCCTCGCCCCGCCCATGAACAGCCGGCATGATCGGCTTGCCCTGCGGGTACGCACTGCTGCGGGTCTCATCCCGCCCCAGGATCGGCTCGTTGTCAGGACCACGCGCGCCGATCCGCTGATAGAGCAGGTTGACCCCCGCCTCGATAGCAGCGCTCCGCTCCTCCTCGGTGCGGAAGCTGTCCGGGCGCGCGATGCCGACCAGCATCTTCATCATGACCGGGTCGGTGGTGTCGCCCGCCAACATCGCCCAGAGGATTTCGGGCCGCATCAGCTGGCCCTTCTCCTGCGGCGACGGCGGCCCCTGCGGGTAGATGTCGGGCAGCGTCCGCATCACCAGTTCGTAGGCGCGCTCCCGTCCCATGGTGGCGGACAGGGCGTTCAGGGTCTTGACGTACGACCGCCCGGAGCGCTTGACCGATCCCAGCGCTAGCAGCGACCCCAGCACGCCAACCTCGGGCTTGGTGGTGCCGTCCACGATCCCCGAGCGGAACGACGCCAGGTAGTCGAGGAACGCCTCCATTTCGAGGTTCTGCATCCCCGGCGGTAGGCGCAGGTTCGGCATGACCTGTCGCCAGACCGCCCACCGATCCGCCGTCGCTTGGGCCGTCAACTCCTTGCGGCTCGGCTTGACTACGTCGCTGGCCTCGGCGTCCTCCGACGCCGCCGCCGCCGCTGCCATGCCCGGCGGGATGAAGCCGTTATCGAGGATGACCCAGCCAGCCTGCTCGTAGATCTCGCGGTTCGGCAGGTCTTCGTAGGCGATCCGCGACAGTTCGCCCGGACCAGCCCAGCCACCCGTGCCGGGGACAGGATCCCCGTTCTCGTCCAGGCGCGGCGGCGGCGCGACCTTGGAGGCCATCGCCTCGCGGGCGGTCGGGGTGACCATCTCGTCGGGGTAGAGGCCGTGCGGGAAGTCGGGGTTCGGCGGACGCTCCGCTGCCATCGCGGACGGCGCTTGGAGTTGGCCCCCTTGCTGCTGCCTCTGGAGTTTCTTCTGGCGCACCTGTTCGCGCAGCCGCTTCATCAGGTCAGGGTTCGCATCAACCAATGCACGCGTCTCATCCACAATGGCCTGCAGCGCTGTTCCACGACGGACATGATTCAGCGGGAACCCCTCAATCGTCTGGCGCATAGCCGTCAGACGACGGTACTGCTCAAAGAACTCGCCATAGGTGAGACGTTCTGTTGGCGGCGGCGCTGGGACGCCCCCCTCGGTCGAGGAGACGCCGCCGGTGTAGTACAGCTGGCCGTTGCGAACCTCGTACCCCTCGCGGACCTTGCCCTGGTACACCAGCTGATTGCCCTCGACGGCGTACCCCGTATCGTGCAGCCCGTCGCGGTTGCGATACATCAGCCGCCCGTCCCGGACGGAGTACCCCTTGAGGTGCGGCCGTATGGGGTGCGCGTGCACCACCGCGTCCGCCTCTGCGAGCAACGCTTGGACGCGGTCTGAGTTGACCTCCGGATCGTTCTTGAGGCGGTGGGATTCGAGGAGCGCCTCCATCACCGGCGTCGGCAGGTTCTGGAACATGCCCGGTTCAAGCTGCGCGATCCCCTGGTTGTCTGTACCAGGGTTGGTCCACTCGATGAAGCTGGCACCCTCGGTGACCACCGGGTACGCTCGCTTGAAGCGACCGCCGTACTCGTCGCCCTGATCGGCCCAGGTGATGACCCCGTCATATCCACGGGCGCGTCCCTCATAGCCCAGCATCGAGGTGATGATCAGGTCGGCCAGCCCGCCTGCGTCGAAGCCCCACTTGCCATTAGAAGCCGCGAGCAGCAGCGGAGCCTGGGTCGGATCCCCGTACCCCATCTGCGTCATCAGCGAGGTCACGCTTTCGACCGTCGGCGTCGAGGTCGCGGCGTCCTGGAACATCGGGATGATCACGGCGTTGGTGTAGTCGCGTGACTCACCCACGATGTCGAGCAACTGGTTGATGTGATCGGAGAGCAGCACCCCGCCGTGGTACACCAGCGGGTTCCGCATCACATGCTCACCAAAGATCTTGGACCCCTTACCCTTCTCCTTGGTGGTAATCCCGACATCGTTCTTTGCCAGCCCGCCGCCGTAGCCCGGGTCATAGCCCACCCAAAGGGTGTAGTAGACGATCTGGCGTGGAGCGCGACGGTCGGTGTCCACCTTGTTCGCCTGACGGTACACGTCAGGGAAGACCATCCCGACCCCTGGAACGAAGTACGGCGGATTCTGGGTATGTTCGTTGTCCATCTTCCAGGAGTTCGCCGCCGCCTTCATGAATCCCTCTGGGTACGAGGCGAGCGGGCGGACCTTGATCGGGAGCGAGGCCGCGACTTCCTGGCTGACCATCGCTGAGGGTCCAGCCAGCGGACGGCCATCCGCACCCATCGCCGCGATCTGGTCTGGGCGAGCAAACATCCCCGTGATGCTCTGCGCCGCCGCGACTCCCGCATCGATGGGAATCCGCGCTTGCCTGGCCTGCCTCAGGGCTGCATCCTGACGGACAGCCTGGTTCTGGGCCTGCTTCCAGCTTTGCTGCGGCGTCGGGGTTCGCCCTGGCGTGACCACACCGCCCCGCCGCCCGCGCGGCAGCCTGGGCAGGTTGGCTCCCCTTACTCCGGCGGCAGCGGTCCCAGCGGCCGGAGATCCTGGGGCAGGCGGGGGTCCAAGATCGGGGACGCCGGCGATGGGTCGTCCGTCGGTGCTGGGCGGGCCGAGATCAGGGACGCCAGCAGTGCGTTGTCCGGGAGTTGTTGCTGCGCCGCCTGCAACGCCTGCTCCGGATCCATTCCGGCCTGCTCCGCCGACCGCAGGTAGAACTGCGCTTTCTCCTGGTTGCCCTCCTCGGCTGAGCGCACCAGCATCGACACCAGCACCTCCTGCATCGCCTCGGTTTCCAGTCTGTTGCTGTTCGAGTGCGGCAACAAGGTTGTTCCCCTCCCTCTGCCACGTCGGATTCTCGGATGACGCCTGTAAGAGGCGGCCATAGGTCCGCAGGGTGGTGTCCAGTGCGCCCGATGCGTGCCACTGCTGGACGAGCGGTAGGACTTGCTGGTAGTGAGCGACCATCGTGTTCATGAACCCGGCGGTTAGGTTCCCGTGGATCGCACTGTGGTCCTTGACCAGATCGTGCGGTGACTCGTGCGCCGCCTGCTCCACGATCACCCGCGCCACGTAACTCGGGAACAACCGACTGCGGCGCAAGTCCCAGATCGTGTCGCCCTTCGCCTCCGCCACCGCCTGTAGCGTGGTCGTCTGCCCGTTCGGGAGTTGGACCGGCCGCTTCGCCAGCCGATACAGCGCCGACATAAGGATCTGGCCCGAGTTGACGTGGTACTGACCAGGGGCGCTGGTGCCAGTCCTGGGGTCGTATGCGCCACGATTGTCGTTGTAGGCGTTGACGCCTGGGGCGACGGACCCCACCATCTGCCGTTCGCCGCCAGGTGGCAACACCCCGGCCTCGCGGGCAAACTGGTCGCCGTACGCCATCGCGCCCGCCGACATCGCCAGGATGCCGGCGTTGACGGGGTCGTCACGCATCGCCGTGACCAGATCACCCGGCAGATGCGCACCAGCCAGGAAGGGAACGTTCGTCCCCGCAGCCACACCGACATCGACCCACTTCTCTGGCGGGATCACATCCTCGTGCGCAGGTGGGGGTGGGATTGGCTCACCGCGCGCCTGCGCCGCCTCAACCTGCCGCTGGTACGCGGCAGCCCGTCGCGCCTCGTAGCCCGCCTGGTTCTCAGGCATGTGGTACGCCCGTGGGGCCACACCCGCCTGACCGGTGGCGGATGGCGCTGCATTCGCGCGGTCAAGCGCTCCCTGGATGTGCGCGCGGTACGACTCGCCTAACTGCTGAGAGGTCTCATCACTGAACAGCCCGCGCGCGGCCAGGGTGGCGGTCGCGGCCTGGAAGCGATTCGACGCCAACTCGACATCGGCAGGCGTCCCACCGACCGCGCCCGTGGCTGGGTTGGGCGCAGCCCAGGCGGCGGCGGTCACCGGCTGCTCGCCGTTGTACTCGCGCGCCAGGTAGGTACCCTGCGGCGTCAGGTTCAAGGTGAACGTGCGCACCCCTGGCTGCCCGCCTGGCTCGGCGGGCAAGACCTGCCGCACGATGAACTGGCTAGAGTCCGCCTTCGACGGCTGCATCTGCAGACCGTGATCGGCCAGGATGTCGAACGGGGCCGGGGCGTCCGCGAGCGGCACGAAGTCTGGAAGCTGCGCGGCTCTCGCCCCCTGCTCCCAGTTCCGTGTCCCAAGCTGGAAGCCTGGGTCACCAGCGGTTGCCACAAACGCCTCGTAGGCCGCTTGCTGACGACGCTCAGCCAGGGCAGCGCCACCAGCCTGAACGGCGTTGCTGGCGAGAGACAGGCCACCACCAGAAGCACCACCGACCAACCCGGCCTCAACGACGTTCTTGAGCGCTTCCAGCAGACCCGGCTTCTCCTGTTGGAGCGCCTGGGTCACTCCCTCCTGGCCGATCTGTGAGAGCATCTCCTCGGCAGCCTCGGTACCCATTTCACGACCCAGGTCGCCAACCAGATGGACACCTCGTCGGCGGGCAGCCTGGATGACATTCTCGGCCACCGCGTGGTTCAACCCACGGCGGATCTCACGATCAGCGCCAGGGAAGATCTGCTCGGTGACCCCTTCCAGCGACCCCGTGAACACCGCCGCGAGATCCGCCATCTGGGGGGAGATGCGCCCGCTGGCCACCTCAGCATCCAACTCGCGGCGCGTGTCGGCAGCCTGCTGCACCACGCCAAGGGCAAGGCCACCGTACCCCGCCACCCGACCAGTCGTGTAGAGCGCGGAGGCCAGTCGCGGCAGACGCGCCGCGTTCGCCAGAATTCCCGACCCACCCAATGCGAGCGATGCGAGGTTCGCAACGGTCGAAGGCGCGTTCTCGATCAGCGACTCGTAGAGTCCGGTCGGGTTGATCAGGGTGTGGGGGTCGAGTACTCCCTCAGCCGCCGTGATGTAGGCACCACGGGCGATGGCAGCATCCTCGACATCCTGACGCTGAGTCAGGAATTGGTCCGCCCAGTCCTGCCGCCCGACTCGCTGAGCGATGTCGGTGGCGGCCCCCAGAAGCGCGGTCTGGACGCCAGTCTTGGCACGGTCCAGAGCGTGCTGGGTGATGTCGATAGCCGACAGGTTGGGGTCCACGATCTGCTCGGGCGCACCGTAACTGACGCGGGTCCGCCGTTCAGGCGTGGCGGGGGACGTGGCCCGACGCCGCGCCTCCTCCTCGGAGATACCGGCTCCGATCATCCAGTTGTAGTCTTGCTCGCTGAACCGCTCAGGCTGGGCTGGGATGACGACCTCGCGGTCCTTCGAGACCTCGGTCGTGTAGGTCGGCACGGTCGCCAGGCGATCCGCCTCCTCGGGTGAAACGCCACTTCTCAGATACCAGTCGCGCCAGACGGGATCGACCTGGCCCGATGGGACCGAGTAGATGCCGCCAGGGCCGTACCTCGGCTCATCCGGTGGGACGTACGGTGCGATGGCCTCGCCCGCACCCCGCACCAGCCGTCCACCCGCCTGGATCGGCGTCTCGCCGGTGACGGTCGCCAGACGATCCGCCTCTTCAGGTGAAACGCCACTTCTCAGATACCAGTCGCGCCAGTACGGATCGACCTGGCCCACCGGGGTCGGTGACCCATCCTGCGGCAGGTTCTCCCGCATCCAGTCCTTGGCGTCGTCCACCCAGCCCCTGGGTTCCGGAATCGTCGGCGCAATCGTCGGTGGTGGTGGTGGCGGAGCGGCAAGGCGCAGATTCTCGGCAAGCTGGAGGTTCTGGGCGCGAGTCGCCTCGCGCGGCCCTGCGTCAGGATTGGCGATCAGCTGCTCGGTGTGCGCGATCAGCGGCGCTCGCTGAACAGCTGTCTGCTCGCGCGGGCCGGTGTCCTGATCGGCGGCCTGTCGCTGCTGGAGCCAATCCAGGTTCGGGGTTGACGGGCGCGGGCCAGGATCTGGCTCCATCATGTCGCCCGCACGCAGACGGGTCGCCTGCTGCCACTCCGCGAGCGCGGCCTCTTCACGCTTGGCGGCGGCGAACTGCTCGGTATAGTGGGTGTTCATGCTGGTGATCGCCGCGTTCTGACGATCAATCTCGCTCTGGACCGCCGCGTTCCGCCGCGTGATTTCGGCGTTCTGCCGCGCGATCTCGGCGTTGCGGGTCGCGATCTGCGCGCGCTCAGTCTCGGCGCGCGCCCGCTCTTGTTCCTGTTGGGTCCACGGGTTCGGCGCACCCAGTCGATCCAGGTGCGCGCGAAAGGCCGGGATGTCAGAGACATCCTCGCCACGCGAGCGCCGCATCGCTTCCCACTCGATGTACGCCTGCTGGGTCGGTCCTGGAAGCTGGGCCAGGAACGTCGAGCGGCTCTCGGCGTTCTGTTGCTCCACCGCAGCCCGCGCCTGCTCGTCGGCCGCCCACGGGTCCGGTGCGCCTAGCCGTCCCAGGTGGGCGCGGAAGGCTCCGATGTCTGTCTCGGACTCCCCCCGTGAGCGGCGGAAGCGCTGCCACTCGGTCAGCGCCGTCTGGGTCTCCGCTGGCAGCGCTTGCTGTTGCGCTGGTGCGGCGGCTGCCCCAGCCCCGGTGCGTGGTCCCACGTCAGCGTCACCTCGTGGCGCTGGACGCGCCGCACCCTGCGTTGGGGCAGGCGCGGGGGTAGACGGGGCGGGAGCGGCGGGACGAGGAGCCGCAGCCGTGATCGCCCGCTCGAAGCTGAACTCGGGACCAGGGTCGATCTTGTTCGACCGCTTGCCCTGCTCCAGTTCCTCGTGGCCGACCACGGTCTGGCGGGTCAGCGGCAGGTTGTACCGCTTACTGACCTCGCCCAGCAGCCAGCCCAGGCTCGCGTATTGCGCGTCCGTGTACGCCTCACCCGGCCTGGCGCGGGCCAGTTCGATGCCGAACATCGTTTTGTTGTTCTCGCCCGCGTGGTGGGTGGTCGCGTCCCAGTCCCCAACCAGGGCCACCGTCCCATCCGCGCCGATCACGGCGTTCGCGGACACCTGGTCCGCGTTGTTCCCGAAGTGGCGCAGGGTCCAGTCGAACTCCTCCTGCGGCGTGGCTGCCCCGCCGTGGGTCGCGTGGATCACCACCCCAGCGGTCTGGGTGCGCTTGCCCGAGGTGTACGGCGTGTTCAGGGCGATCTGGCGCGGGGGTGGGACGGGGGCCGCTGCTGGTGCGGCGGCCGGTGCGGCGGCGGCGACAAGCGGACGCCCTTGCGTGGGGGGCGCGGCCTGCGGCCCAAAGTAGTCCGCCCACCAGTCAGGGATCGTCTCCGGGCGGTACTGGGTGCCGGCGATCTGCGTGCGCGCCTGCTCGCGGGTGGCCGGGGTAGCGACCGGGCGGCTCATGTACGGGCGCGGGTCAATCGTCTGCCCGGACGGGTCGCCGTTGATGCCCTGGGAGACCTCGTAGTGCAGGTGCGGGAAGCCCTTCGTCCCGCTCTCACCGATCAGACCCAGGTTGGTCTCGCCAGCCGTGACGGTGTCGCCCACCTTCACCGAGACGGCGTTGTTGTGGAAGTAGCGGTCATACCTGGCGTTCGGATCGCCGGTATCGACAATGATCCCGATCCCACCGTGCGGGTCATTGGTGATGTGGGCGACCTTGCCACTTCTGAACGCCGTGTACGGCGTGTCCATGCCGCCGTTCGGCACCCCGGTCACCTGGAGATCGACCCCACGGTGGCGGGGGATCGCCGGGTTGAACGGGTTGTCGTACGGCGCGTCGTAGTCGAACGCGACCGTGTAGACGTTGCCGGCCTTGTCGGTCTGCTGTTGGGTGTAGGGGGTGGCCACCCCGTGGTCATGGCCATCGCCGTCGTAGTGGCCTGGCGGGATCTTCTGGTTGGCGGTCTGACGCGAGGCCGGGTCCGGCACGGCCACCCGCAAGGCGTCCGCGTACCGGTCACCTGCGCCGAATAGCGCGGTGTAGTTGCGGCCGGTCTTCTCGGGATTGACCGACACCTGGCCGTACCGTTGGGTAAACGTCCCCAGGTCCGCGCCAGCCAACCCCTGCGACTGACCGCGTTTGATCGTCTCGCCCAGGTAGTTCCGCGCAGCGAATCGGGTCGCCAGGTCCACGTCGTTGACCAGCACGTTCGGGTCGCCGGGGATGCCTTCGTTCTTCAGCCACGCGCGGAAGGCCGGCATCTGCCCGCCCTCGTAGAACTGGTAGGGACCGCGTGACCCGAGCGGGTTCAGTTCGGTGTCGCCCACCGCGCCGAACAGGCCGTTCTCGGTCTCGGTGACCGCGACCATCGTCCGCGCACCTTCTGCATTCAGCCCCTCTTCGAGGGCGATCTGGTAGACGCGGGCCTGCTTCTGTTCCTTCTCGGACATGGGCGTGCCGTCGGCCCAGGTGGTGATGGTGCCGACGGTGTTCGGGTTCTGGGCCTTGGCGGCTGGCTGCGCGGCTGGCTTGGCGGCTGGCTGGGTCTCGTTCCAGAGGTTCGTCCACCAGTCATCACTGATCGGTGGCTTCTCGCCTGGCTTGGCGGCGACGGGTTTCGCTGGCGTAGCCGCAGTGTCATTCCACAGGTCGCTCCACCAGTCACCGGTGGCAGCGAGTTCACCCGTCTCAGGTGCAGCCTGGGCGTACGGATCGGCATAGGCAAGCGGCTCTGGCTCCGGGAGCGGGGCGTAAGCGGCCTCTACCGACTCGGCGTACTCTTGCGGCTCGTAGCTGTAGCCGCCCCCGTCACCGTAGTCCTCGTCACTCTCCGCCCACAGTTCCGACGGGTCGTACTCGTACTCGTACTCGTCGTCGTTGTACTCCCACTCCGGCTCCTCGTAGGCGTAGGCGTCGTCGTAGTACTCGGCCTCCGGCTCCTCGTACTCGTACCCCCAGTCCTCCCACTCGGCGGCCATCAGATATAGCCACCCGCCTCAGAATTCCAGGACGGGCCAAGCGGACCAGCCTCCATTGGCAGGGCGGGTGGTCCCAGGTCAAGCGGCGCAGCGCCAAGATCGAGCGGCGGCTCTGGTGGCAGATCCATCGGAGCCTCAGGCAGCGGCGCAGGCTCCATCGGCGGAGCCTCCACCGACGGCAGGTTCATCGGGCCTGGTGGGGGCGGCGCGCCCGCGCCCGCAATCGGCTCAAACGGTGGTAACGCCGCCGCGCTCGATGGCGCGGGTGCCACATCTGACACACCCTCGGGTGGTCCCAGCAGGTCGGACAGGTTACCACCGAGTCCAGCTGAAGGCGGTGGCGGGGATGGTTCCCTGCCCCCTGGTCGCACCGAGGCAGGGGCGGCCGGGTTGCCCTGCGTTCCCACATCCTGCTGGCCGACGTTGACCACGGAGTTGCTGATGTTCATGGTCGGAGCCTGCGCGCCGGGCGCACCGCCGCCCGCCACACCAATGGTCGGCGGGGTCGGCCCCGTCGGCGCGGGTGGGCGCTGCTCCATCAGGGGTGGCAGGTCGGCCAGCGGACCCGTCGGCGGGATCAGCGGCATGGGTGTGCCGGGCGGCGGAATACCCGGACCAATACCCGGAGGCATACCTGGAATACCCGGACCAATACCCGGAGGCGGGCCACCCGGAGGTGGAAGAGGAGGACCACCCCCAGGCGGAAGCCCCGGCCCCGGGCCAACACCGGGGCCGGGCATCCCTGGGCCGCCTAGCGGAGGTAGGCCGCCGGGCGGACCCAGGTCAGGTGGCGGCATGAAACTCGGGCCAGGCGGCGGCGGAGGTGGACCCCCACCACCCAGGATACCAGGAGCGGCTCCCGCGAGCGCAGCCATCGGGTCGGCACCACCACCGGGCATCGGCGGCAGGCCGCCATCGGGCGGGGGTGGTGGTGGCAGCGCCATCGGTCGCTCCTCCTCCTCGGGGGGTGGGTCGTCCAGGATACGGCCGGATCTCGGCGCTCCGGCCGCGTCGATCATCCAATTGGGCAAATTGGAGTTGCGTGTTGCCATCAGATATACTGCGCAGGAATCCCCGGCGCTGCTTGTGACAGCCCGGGGGTGACGCCACGACTAACCTGGAGGACATCGTGCCGCGCCATAACTGTACCTGTCCTGATCGCTGTCTGTACTCGCGAGGGGGCAGACCGCCTGGCCCGAAACTCTCCTTCGTCTGCCAGGTCTGCGCAACTACGTTCGAGGTCACACCAGCCCGCGCTCGAATCAGTGGCGGATTCGTCCCGTTCTGTGGGCGAGCCTGCCGTCTGATCCATGATCGCAAGCGGGCCTACGACCGCCTCGCAATCAACGCCCGCTTCTACAGCTTCATCCTGTGTGGCACCACACCTGACGCCTGCTGGGACTGGCTGGGCGGCAAGGTGAGTTTCGGATATGGCCACTTCGCCTACGGGCCAAGGGGTGACGCCACGCATGTCAGCGCACACGTCTACTCGTTCACGTTGCACGGCGGCGTACTGACCCCGGAAAAGCCCTGCGTTCTCCACGCCTGCGACAACCCGCCCTGCTCGAACCCTCGCCACCTGTGGGCCGGCACCAAGAGGGACAACACCCAGGACATGATCAAGAAGGGGCGGAACCCCTACTGCATCCCTCAAGGAGAGAATCCCTACTTTCTGCCTGAACATCGCATCCCCAAAATTCGCTAGGCTGAGAGAACGTTTCCAGTGTTCGCGAATCTTGTCTGGCTGTAAGCCTCCATAAAGTCTTCTGGTCGCAGCCCCAACGCTTCGAGCGCGCCCTCCATGACCCCGCGCTGGGTGCCGGACATCCGCTCCAGGGTCTGTGGCCCCATCGAGCCTGGACCCTGCATCAGGCGGTACTTCATCTCGTCCAGCGCCGCCTGTTGGTTCCCCTGGTCCACGGAGGCAATCGGGGATGCACTGGGTGACGGTGCCTGGAAGCTACCACCGCCGCTCCCCAGCGAACCTGGATCTTGCAGGGAGGGCATCGCCGCATTGCCGCCGTCAGCCGGCCAGAGCGGGGCGTCGACCGGTCCGCCGGGCTGCGTTCCTGGAATGCTGGCCTTCTGGAGAATGCGGTTGAGTCCCAGCAGCATCCGCTCGCTAGAGTTCCGTCGCCCCTCCGCTGTCTTCTGGCCGAAACGGTGCGGGCCGGGTCCGGCCGGTTTCCCCGTGCGTCCGGTCGGGCCGCCTGGGCCGGATGGCCGTACGCCGCTCGCCGCCGCCCGATTCGCTGCGGCTTCGCGCACACCCTGTTGCCGCATGTCGCGGAACATGGCCTGCAACTCCGGCTCTTCTAGCACCCGTGGATCGACGTACGGGATCGGATCGGTAACCGAAGAGGGCTGTACGCGGCCCGTAAAATTCCCGCCGCCACCCAGCCCCAGGTCACCCAGGCCGGCTGCGACGATGTCACCGACCGGACCGCCGGGCGACATGCCAGGGCTAGCGGCGTCCATGGACGTAGCCGACCGGAGTTTCTCGTCCTCGGCCATTCCCGACGACGGCGTCCCCGTTGCGGCGGACCCCCAATCGCTGGTGGCCGAGGACAGCGCCGACCGCATCTTCTCGTCCTCGCCCATCCCTGTACCCGTCTGCCCCGTTGTGGCGGACCCCCACTCGGCGTTCTGGGGCGTAGTCGAGGACAGGGCTGACCGCATCTTCTCGTCCTCGGCCATCCCTGTACCCGTCTGCCCCCCGAGGGTGGACGCCCAATCGGTACTGGGTTGAGGTGCGGCAGCTTGGCCCAGCGCCTTCCTCATCATCTCTTCTTGAGCCGACTGGGCCGACGCCCCACCCGTCTGCCCCGCGAGGGAGGACAGCCAATCGGTACCGGGTTGCTGAGGGATCTGGGGTGTCTGGAGCCGCCCCGCTTCGGTCTGGGCCGCACCCGTCTGCCCCATGAGGGAGGACAGCCAATCGGTACTGAGTTGTGGGGCGTTCGAGGGTGTCAGGGACCGTTCCATCTCAGTGGTAGCAGTGGCCGGTCCCTGGAATTTCTGGAGCAGCTGCTGGAGGTCGCCACCCATGCGCTGCTCCTGCACCCCCCGCTGGGCCATCAGTTCGGCATTCCAGCGATTGGCGGCAGCGTTCGGATCGGCATTCATCACGGCGGCACTGATCTGATCGTTGCCAGCAGGAAGCACCCCCCGCAGCTGGGTCATGGCCGGGTCTAGCTGCATCTGCGGGGCGGCCAGCCCAGACAACTGCGCCTGCATGGTCTGCGCTTGACGGGTCAGCGCTTCCCGTTGCGCAGCCTCGTCCGCCATCCCTGCGCCGCCCATGCCCCCCTGAAGCTGCTGCAGCCACGACGACATGTCCCCTGACGCCCCTGGCGTTGCGGCCTGGGATGCCTGGAGTGCCTGGCGGGCCGCCATCTCTTGCATACCCTGCGCACTGGCCGCTCCAGGTTGCGGCATACCCCCCTGAATCTGGGCCATGGCTGCCGCCAGCGGGTCGGCCATACCGCCTGCTGGCGTCCCACCGGGGAGCGCCCCACCCTGAAGCTGCTGCTGCTGGGCGACCATCTGGGCCAACTCGGCCTGCTGGCGCGCGGCGGCGTCGGCCGTCCCTCCGCCCTGCGCGGTCCCCAGGACTTCCTGGAGACGAGCCATCTCGTCGGTGGGCGCGGCTGCCTGCGACTGCTGCTGGTCCGCACTGCGCTTCTTGCCACGCGCGCGCTGTTCCTGTTCGAGACCGAGCGCCTGCCGTAGCTGTTGGGACGGCTCGGTGGTCTGGGTCGTCCTCTGGTCCTGCTGCCCGCTCATGGCGGCCCGCAGGAGTTCGGCCGGATCCTCGGTGAGTTGACCCTCGCGGCGGCGGCGGCGGCGACCACGCCCACGTTCCTGCCCACCCTCACCAACGGGTCCGCCGGGCTGCGAGCCGGGGATGGGCTGCTCGTCGTCGGCGGGCGGTGTCGCAGCGGGCGAGGCGCTCTGCTCGTCGGCGGCGGGAAGCACCCCCTGCAACTGCGCCATGGCCGGGTCTGGTTGCGCCGGAGCGGCAGCTGACCCGGTCCCGAGCAGCTTCGCCATTGCGTCGGCCTGCGGATTGGCCTGCCCGGACGCTGCGGCCTGCTGGTCCTGGGTGACCGGCGCTGCCGCTGCTGATCCCGTCTGAGCGGCCCCGGGCGTAGTGGACCCGCCCATGTACGTCATGTTCTGGCCCTGCTGGCCCATCGCGCCGCCGGCTTGCCGCTCGACATCCTCCAGGCTGACCGTGCCGGGGGTGGCCATGCGGTTGGCCATGGAGTTGAAGCCGGCGATGCCGCCCCCACCCATCCCCATCATGTTGCCGGCCGATCCTCCGAGACTGCGGAAGAACGCCCCCGCCTTGAACACATCCTTGGGGGCTGAGAGCAGTTGCGCCGCCAGGGAGGCGCGCTGATTCCGCTCACCCTCACGGGCCGCTCGGGACTCCTCGGTCAGGCCGCCACCCTCAAGCTGCCCCGACAGTTCCGCCATGCGGGCGGCTTCAGCGGATCGAGCGGCGCGACCGGCCTCGGTTAGCTGGCCCGTGGAGTTCCCGTTCGCATCGAGCATGTACCCACCCAGCGCAGCCCGCTGGTTCAGGTAGTTGCGAGCGAACTCGGATTCCTGCTGGGTGAGTTGCCCCGCCTGCAACTTCTCACGGAGGTCGCGCTCGTAGGCCGACTCCTGACTCTGCCAGGTTTGCTGGCCCTGCTGGAGCGCCAGCCTGGAGGCGCGTTCCGCCGCCGACTCGCCGGACTGCCAGGACTGTTGTCCTTGCTGCAGGCTGGTACGGAGCGCGCGCTCCGCCGCCGCCTGGGTGTTCGTGTCTTGCCGCTGGCGCTCGGCCAGCGTCTGACCACCTGTGTAGGTGCCGGCTTGACGGGCCGACTCCAGCGCCGCCTTGAAGCTGTTGGCGTCGTTGTAGCCGTAGCCACCAACGTTGCCAGATCCGCCCTGGTAGGTCGGATCGACGTAGCCCGTCAGCCCAGCCATTTCCTGGGCCAGGCGCTGGTTCTGAACGCCCTGCTGGGCCGTCAGTTCATCGCGCCAGCGACGGGCCGCGTCGGTCATCGCGGTCGTGCCGTTCGGGCCGGCCGCGCTCCCCATCAACTCGTTGAAGCGCAACTTATTCTGTTGCTGCTGGAGCGCCATCTGGACGGCCGACTGGACCGCCTGCGATCCCTGCTGTCCCTGGGCGCGAATGATCTCGGCGGCGAGTTCATCAGACAGGCCGGTGGGGGTGTTCGTCCCCATCGTCCCCTTGAGCATGTTGATGATCTCGGTGATATTGATGTCTGGAAACTGAGCGGTCATGCTGATCCCTCGGAGACCCGATGCTGACACCCTGTGCTTCGGAGCATGAGCCGTCTGGCCCGCGACAGGCTACCGGCATACCCATGCGACGTGCTGTCGAGACAGTGTCACTATTGGCTTGACGGCTGGAAACGCAGCGTGTAGAGTGCCTGGGAGACCTCAGGGGTTTCGCTTCGGGTGTCGGTCTCGTTGGGCAACGGGATCTTCCTCACACATCCCCACGTACGTGATGGGCATCGTCGTACGTGGGGATGTGTGCGTTACTCGGGGAACGCGTCAGACGGGATCTGCCCGCGCATCCTGGCCGCCCCGCTCGGCTTCGACCTGGGCTTCGGCGGATTGCGATAGCCCCCTGGCGGGTAGGCGCTGCTGTCGGTGTCCCGCGCCTGTGACTCGGGGTCACCCTTACCCGCGCTGGTCGCCTTCAGCACCTGTAGATCAGGGATCGGCAGCCGTCCGTACTCTTTCAGCCAGCGCTCGGTCAGCAGCAGCATCTGGTCAACGAAGTCCACCCGCTGGTCCCAGGTCCGCCCGGCCGAGATCAGCGGCTCGCGCAGCGGGAAGCACTCGCGCGTGGTCTGATCCTCGATCTTGTCCATGTCGGTCCAGCCGCTCTTCACCAGGTGCAGGCGCACCTCGTCGGCGTACTCGTCAATGTCTTCGAGCGGGATCGGGAACGGCGTGTCCTTCGGGGACCACTCGGCAATCGGGGTCATGTAGTAGATCCGCAGTAACGCCTCGTCGGTCGCCTTCGAGGCTCCAGGGTTCTGGGAGCGGGCCGCGTTCATCTGGGCCGCGAGTTCGCCCACCCGTGCGTTCCAGCCCTGCGCCAGCTGCAGCCGACGAACCGGGTCCAGTTCGATCTCGGACTGCCCGCGCTTCTCCTTCGAGACCATCCGTGCGATCTTCTGGATCTGCTCACGGGTCTTGGGGTCGGACATCAACTCCTTGAGCGCTTCCGCCTGCTCGTCGTCCAGCCCGTCCTTCTCGTCCTTCGGTGGCCCCTGCGGCTTCTCCCCACCCTCACCCTGCGGGGGCGCGGCACCCCCGCCCGCCGGTGGGGCGGCCGGTGGTGGGCCAGGGGGTGGCCCTGCTGGCGGCGCACCCACCGGCCCACCCGGCTGCGTCCCCGGCATCGGGTACTGCTGCGCGGGCGTGATCAGGCGGCTGACCAGGGACTGGACCAGTTCTGGTGGGAGTCCCGTCGGTGGACCACCGGGCGCGTACGGGTTGCTGCTCATCGGCGCGCCTGCAGGCCGCTATACCGCTGGACGGATCGCGCCTTGACCGTGCGGCGGATCGGTGGCGCGGGCAAGTCATCCGGTGGTGGCTCCATCTCGACCACCCGCGCATCGTGGGCGTTCTGGGCGGCCTTGATGAACTTCTCTTGCGCCCGCGCGCGCTTTGCCAGGCGCTGGACCGCCTCCACCAGTTCTTTCGCCTGCGCCCCGTTCGGCAGGTGGTCGCGGTGCGCTTCCAGCACCACCAGCAGGTCGGCGGTCTCGACCTCGTCTACGTTGAAGAAGCCGGAGACCAGCTGCATGACCTCGGCGGGCGGGAGGCCGGCGGTGGCGTAGGCCCGATCCAGCATCAGCACCAACCCCGGGCGAGGGGTTCCCGCGAAGAACGAGTCGATCACGTCCTTGACCGTGATGCCGTAGCGCACGGCCTCGGTCGCCGCAAAAGCCAGAATGTCGCGGCGCACCAGGATCGATGGCGAGACGAACGGCGCGAACATCGCCTACCTCCGTGGCACCTGCGGGCCTTGTCGCTTCTCGTGATATTTCTTGGCGGCGGCGCGCAGCTGTCCCGCGATCACGCCGCCCAGCTGGGAGTCCACCATCGACGCCTTGCCCAGCTTGCCGCCGGACATGCCCGCCAGGACGGGCGAGGCTGCGCCCTGCTGCGGGAAGCGCTCCTGGTCCATCGCCCCCTCGGCTCCCGGTGGCAGGCCCGCCGGACGGGGCGCGCCCTGAGGTCCAGCCGCCTGCGCCGACGCCAGCGCCGCCAGCATCTCCGGACTGATCGGGGGGCCGCCGACCGGACCTCCTGGTCCCATCCCTGGCGGCGGCATCCCACCCCCCGGATTAGCCGGGCCGCCGATAGCCCCCAGTGGACCCTGCGGCGCAGCCAACGCACGCGAGGCCGCGTGGGAGGCGTCCAGCTGCATGTGGCGCGCAAGCAGTTCGGGCGGAACGCCAGGCGGCGGGGTGATCCCTGGCGGCAGCACCGCCGAGTTGGCTCCGGGGCCACGTCCGACTGGAGCGCCCATGGGAGGGCCGCCCGGCAACCCACCCGGGGACAGACCGGGTGGGCCGCCTGGAGGACCACCGCCGGGGAGGCCGGGCGGCGCACCACCCGGCGGTGGTCCACCTCCCTCGGCAAGCAGGGCGGCCAGGGCGGCCATGTCGCCACCTTGACCGTTCTCTTCAGGCTCTTCTGGCGGTCCCAGCAACCGCTGCGGGGTGAACGGGACGCGGGCCTTGGTCGGCAGGCCATCCTTGGAGAGCAAGCCCTCCTTGATGAGTTCTTCCTTCATCTGGTCCTGCTCGTCCGACCGCAACTCACGGGCGAACTCCAGCACCTCGGCGCGCCCCTCGGGGGTCCGCAGCGCCTGATCCCCAAAGATCTTGATCAGCGTCATCTCGGGGGCGGGGTCGTTCCACGCCTCCATCCGATACTGGTCCCACGGCACCAACCCCTGCATGTGCTGCTGGGCCAACTGCTGCCGCTTCATCTCGTCGGTGGTGTCGTTCTCGAAGTAGGTGTGAACCTCCTGGTTGGTGCGCAGCCAGGCCGGTTTCAACTCGATGATGTCGCTGACCGACTTGGTCTTGCCGGTGCGGGCGGACACCTGCGGGTTCGGGGTGTTGGCATAGACCGGCACGCAGCGGCCCGTCTTCTCTGCGATCCAGACCGCGTACTCCAGGATCCGCTCCGCGATAAACTTGACCGCCAACCTGGCCGACTCCAGCACCTGGGACAGCGCGACCTCCAGGTACTCCCGAGACAGCGCGCGGTCGTGGCCCGAGGACGCCCCAGCCCCACCAAAGGCGGCGTCACTGGGACTCATGGCCGAGGCGGATTGCAGCAGCAACTGGAGCAGCTGCTGCGCGCCCGCGCCCGGATCCGGCGCGCTCGCGATCTGCGGGCGGCCAGGGACGACCACGTTCTCCATGGGTCCAAGCGAGAAGCGGAACAGGTCGCCGTTCTTGGCGAACAGCGAGCCGTACTTCTCCAGGATCTGCGGGTCCAGCTGGATGAAGCTGCCGGCGAACGCGTTGCGCCAGGTGTAGATGTGCATCGCCGTCGCGATCCCCTCGGCGGCGTTGATGCTGCTCAGCACCGGCCACATGAACGGGATCGCCTTCTTGCTGACATCGTCAATCGGGAGGTGCAGCCCCCAGAACCAGCGGATCGGCAGCGTGGTGCAGCCGTACTCGCGGCGCAGGTCGATGACGGCGTCGGCGCGACGGTTGGAGGTCGCCGTGTCGTCGTCCGACTCGGCCGCGCCCGGCATGTAGTCGCTCTGGGTTGGCTCGCCGGGGATACTGCCCTCAGCCTCACGGAAGGCCGTCCAGGCGAACCCATCCACGAAGTAGGCGACGTAGGGACGGCGGCGCTCGTCAGTGTGCCACAACTCGTAGACGACGACGGAGCCGCCCTGATCGCCCGTCGCGGGGATCAGCATGTCCTGGTCGTCACCCCAGATCAGATCCTTACCGATGGCCTCGATCTCGTCGTACTCGCGCATGACGAGGATGGCCTCGCAGCGCTCGTTGTCGTCCATCAGCGGGATGCAGTGGCGGGCCGAGATGATCTCGACCTCGAAGGGCAGCCTCCGCGCGAGCCACTCGCGCTGGTCCTTCTGGTAGGCCCGCCGGGACGCCTCACGGTCCTCGGAGAATTCGGCCTTGTTGCCGTCCTTGTCCTTCCGCTGGCGGGTCCAGGAGGGATGATCGCGGCCACGGCCCTTGCCGTCGCGGTGGTACCGTGAGCGTGGGACCGGCAGGCCGTCCTTATCGACGCGGACGTACCGCTTCGCGCCGTAGCGGTTCTCTCGCTTGGCCTCGGTGGTCCAGCCACCCTCAATCTCATCGATCTCGCCGTCCGAGAACAGCACGTCCTGCTCATCGCGGTAGCGGCGCTTCTTCCTGGGCGAGAGGTCTTCGTACTCCTCTTCATCGATCAGGTCCAGCCAGGTCGGGGACTGCCGCCAGTGGGCGTCCGACGAGAGGCACTTGATCACCACCGCGCCCTCGATCAAGCAGCGACCGACCAACTCGCGGTAGTTGACCAGCGGACGCCCGTCGATGTCGTGTTCCAGGACGGCGTTCAGCCAGGTCTCAGCGTCGGTGGCCATCGCCTCGTGCGACATCGACAGGCCGACCGCGTACCGCATCGCCTTGGGGCGGCGGTTGCCCAGCAGGTTGACGATCTTCAGCGGGGTCGTGATCTTCTGGGGGAAGATGACGACCATGTGTTCGCGGCCCTCGACGCCGTCGAGGAACTCGTCGGGCAGGATGAAGCGGGTGCCGCCCAGCAGGTGGTGGAGGACATCGTCCAGCCGCTCCCAGTAGTTCGCCGCCCAGGCCGGACTATTGCCCTCCCACAACTCGCTGATCTGCTGCTGGGTCACACGACCCGGGCGGATCCGCGTGGGGCGGTAGGGCGAGAGCGGATTTGCAGCCGGTCCTTCGACCGACGTGATGGTTTGGGCCACCCAGGGACTCCGTCTGCGCCCCTCCCCAGAGGCCCAACGGGTCTCGCCCTGGCGTGCTACACACTAATCCTGAAAAAACTCCATCTGTAGACACTCTACTGAGTACGTGCCGCACGTTCCACAGCGCACGCTTGCTGTGTGGATCGGGTCGTCCGCCGGCCCCACAATCGCCGCACCGTCGGGATTGGTTGCGCCCTCGGAATCGAGGATCCCCTCGGTGCGCAGGCGATCCCAGGCCGCCCGGGTGATCGTGAACGCCCAGCACGGGTCCGATTGGAAGTCCACGCGGTGGTACACCCGCACCTTGGCGTGACGGTTCGCCTTCTGACCTGGGCGCAGCTGGATCCGTAGCGCCTCCTGGTACGGGTCGTACGACTCGGGCAGGGCTGGCCCCGGGGTGATGACCTTCGGATCCCAACGTGGCCGCGCGGACACATCGTCCAGGAGGCCAGGTGGTGGGTCGCCCACGCCGCGCGTGGGCAGTCCTGCTTCGCGCGCCGCCTGCCGCTCGCGAAATGCGCGGCGCGGATCCACGGTAATCCGCTCGCCCCGCTGCTCAGCCATAGGGATCTGCCTCGGGCGGGGCAAGCCGTGTCTCGTTGGGGCTGCCGCAGTGCGGGCAGTCGTACCGCGCGTTCTTTCCGCTGAACTCCACGGTGACCACGCCGTCGGCGCGCTCCAGTGAGCGATGACAGGACGTGCAGACCGTCAGGGGTGGGGCGTACCCCTTCAGCAGCATGACGGTCGCCGCCGCCAGCTTGCTCCGCTTCCAGACGGGGATCGCGTTCATCTCGTCCATCGACCGGACTCCCGCAGGGGTGGGCCGGCAACGACCGCCGTGGCGGCTGGCTCAGCTGGGGGTTCGGGTGGGGCGTTCTGGGCGCGATCCAGCGCCCGCAGGAAGGTGACGACATGATTGCTCATGATGACGTAGGTGATCGGGTACGGCTGGGAGTCGAGCCGTTCCAGGCGGTCAGCTGCCGTGGCGAAACTCTGCCCACCGTAGCGCATCACGGCTGCGACGGCCGCGCCGGCCTGCAGCAACGTAGGTGGCGGTGGAGCCTCGTCCGCCGCAGTCATCTCGCGCGCTAGTTGAGAGACCGTGGCGCGGCCCTCAGGTGTACTCGACATCACCGCTCCTACCAGTTCGAGCGCGCGTACCTCAACCGCCATCTGGAATATGTCGGCGTCCGCTTCCGCGCTGCGTGTCATCACCGCTCCTAGCGCTGCCAATATGACTGGTTGCGTGAGGTCAACGCGCGCGAGCCGCCCAGCAGCCCGCCGCTCATCCCGGCCCCTGCCGACGAGTTTGAGCCGTACGCCGCCTTCATCGGCCGTCCGATCAGTTCGCGGATGTCGTCCGTCCGCAACGCCAGCCAGCAGATCGCCATCGCCGTGGTGTCCACCAGGTCGTCGTGGCGGCCCTTCGGGAACTCCTTGTGCTGGCGGATCCAGTGGTCAGTCCAGTCCGCCCCCTCCGGCAGGTAGACCAGCCCGCCCGCCACGTACGGCACCACCGAGTAGGCCCGCGCCTCCTTAGTCATACCGTCCGGGTTGAACTCCATCACGGGCAGTGATGGCAGGGCGTCGTCGTCCGACCCTCGCCGCAAGTCCTGAATCAGCGCGATGCCGTTGGCCTTCTTCTCGATCATGAACGGGACGTGCCAGCGGGCGTGGATGTCCCGCAGGCGGGCGCGCAGGTCCGGCGTCTCCAGTTCCAACTCGGCCGCCGCCATCACGTAGAGCCGTCCGCCCAGCGTTCCCCAGACGCTGACGCCGGTCGGGTCGCCGCCCTCGGTCCCGTACGAGGAGTCCACGAAGACCATCGAGGGACGGAGTCCCTGATGCCACATGACCCCGAAGTTGTACCGACGCCAGTAGGCTTCCTTGAACTGGCCGCCCTCGGCCGGCGTCGGCACCTGCTGGTACTGCGCGCCGTACGCCATCGGACCCAGGTTGCGCTTCTGGCGGTGGACGAAGTCGGCGTCCCACTGCTCGGGGATCAGCAGTTCGCCTGGGGTAGATCGAGGGTCACCGAACCCCACCCCGTTGACGCGCGGGATCAGCAGCGCGCGATCTGGCTCGGTGGAGAGGGCGTCCATCTCGAAGTCGGCCAGGGTCGGCTCATCCGCCTCGTCCGTCTCGTCAAAGACCACGATCTCGGTCTCGTCGGTGTCGTCGCGGAAGCCGCTCCAGGTCACGCCGTCATCGTCAGTGGTGCCAGGTGCACGCAGCGCCTCAGCCCTGACGTACAGCTTCGGGTCGTACTCCATCGGCAGGATCAGCAGTTCGTACGGCTCGCCGCCGGCCAGCATTTCCGCCCAGACATGGCCCACCAGGTCGGCGTGGTGGGTGCGCTGGGCGGTGATGACCTTGGCGGCCTCGATGGAGTTCACGCGCGAGGACATCGTGGACAGCCACCACTTGATCACGTCCTTGCGCTCGGAGTCCGACTCGACCTTCCTGGCGTCGTGCGGGTCGTCGCAGACCAGACGGTCACCGCCCTCGCCCGTGGCGCGGGAGCGGACCGAGGTCGCCAGGCGTCGTCCGCTCTTGTCGTTCTCGAACAACCGCTTGGCGTCCGCCGAGGACAGGATCTGGAAGCGGTCGGCCCAGCGCGCCTGGAACCAGCCGGACTTGATGATCCGCCGCGCGTACTCGTTGTCGCGCATGGTCAGGTCCAGGTCGTACGAGGAGAGCAGGTAGCGCAGGTGGGGGGCGGTCACCCACTCCCAGGACGGCCAGACCACCGAGACCAGGCTCGACTTCAGGCAGCGGGGCGGGAGGTCCACGATCAGGTTGCGGATCTGGCCGGCCGAGACCGCTTCGAGGTGATCCACGATGGCGTCGTGGCACCAGCCCCAGCGGATGTTGCCTGGCACGAACAGCGGCAGCGACTGCTGGGCGAACGCCCGCAGCGACCGCTCCATCAGCCGTGTCTCTTCCTGCTCGGGGGTGATCTCCAGCGAGACCGACAGCATGTCGAGGCCGCGCTGATAGGCGCTCTTCGGGTTCACATCGACCCAGGAGGTCGTCTCGGGGCCAAGGCCGAACGGATCGACCGTCCGTTCCGACCAGGAATCGGCCCACTTCTTGGGTCGCCCACGGCCGGGCGCAAACGGCAGTCCGCCAGATGGCGCGGCCATCAGTCGCGCTTCTCACGGTCCGGCACGCTCGCCAGCCGACGGAACTCCACGTCGATGGCCCGCAGGGTCGCCGGATCATCCACCAGGCGGCGGACGGCCGCGCCCAACGCCCGCATCCCCAACATGAATTGTTCCACGGTAATCATCTGCTGGCGATCCGCGAGCAAGCGGTTTTCCTGGGCGACGAGTTGGGACTTCTCCTTGATCAGTTCGCGCACGTCGCGCATGGCGCTCTTCTGGGACCGCTTGCCGGAGATCAACTCCTTGAGGGCGTCCAGTTCGCCCTGCATCTTGGTCCATTCCCAGCCCTGCCACTCGCGACAGATCTTCTCGACCGACCCCAGGATCGAGTCGAGGTCCATCGACGCCTCGGCCTCTTTGACTTCCGCCAGCACGTCCGTGATCGCGCCCTGTAGCAAGGCGATGTCGTCGCGGACCGAGAGCAGTTCCGGGTCGGCCATGGCGCGCTCGTAGCGGGCGGCCACGCGGGTGGGCAGATCCATGCTGTAGCGGCCGGTCTTGAGCGACGAACTGGCGAGACCACGCGGGGTCTTGCCGCCGTGGCGTCGGCAGCGCCCGTTCTCCAGGATGGCCGTGTCACGGCAGCGACGACCGTCCCCCTTGCGGAGCAGACCGCCACAGACGGCCTTCCCGTCAGGACGCCTGGTCGCCTCTTCTGGGACGATACTGTCTGGGCGCGGCATCAGCGGTCCCTTCGGAAAAACCTGGCCCAACGCGCATCACTGTGTTGGGCTATCGGCCACTCTTCGATGATGGTGGTGACCCGTCGCTCGTCGGTGTCCTGGTGGACGAACGCGCCGCCGTAGACGCGTTCCAGCAAGCCGGTCAGGTAGATATGGATCTGGTCCCTGGCCGTCACGGTGTCCTCACCTGGCTCGTCCAGGTCCAGCGCCTCGGGGGCGGTGCGGACGCCGCCGTACCAGCGGATGTCGTCGTTGGTCTCGCCGGTGCGGAACAACCGCCCCTTGAAGTAGATGACCTTCTGGGGCAGCAGCGTGTCCTCGCGTTGCTGACGACGCAGACGGGGTGGCAACCAGAGCGGGCCGGGGATCGATCCTGTCCCGTACGCCGGCTCGATCCGCAACCCAGGCGGGGGAGCCAGACTACTCATGCTCTCTCCATTGCTCAAAGGGGTCACCCATAATCGCCGCGACGGACGATGGCACCTCGTCAGGATCCCCCCAGACCTGTTGGGTGATGTAGCGGGCGTGCTTGGTGTGGCCGATCTCGGAGGGCAGCACCATGACCCGTCGCGCGTAGGCGGCCACCGGCTTGAAGCCAGGGGACGCCAGCGTCTTCGCGGCCTCGGCGGGGTCCGTCAGCACCTGGATCGGCAGCGCCTCAATCTCGGCTGGGGTCCAGGTCTCGCCCGCCTCCAGGATCTCGGTGTTCTCCTCGGTCTGACACTCCTTGAGGTAGCGCCACATCTCGGCCTGGGTCAGATCCAACAGCCAGATCTCGAAGGTGAGTCCGCTGGCGGCTCCGCCGCCGGCCTCGGCCGTCTCCTTGACCATCATCGCGGTCATCTGGACGGCCACTCCGAGGTCACGGGGTCGCGCCAACACATCCCCGAGAAACTCCTGCTTGAGCGGCTCCCAGGGGACGACCTCCCCGTCCGGGTAGGTCATGCTGAAGCGGCAGCCGACCAGGCTGACGGCGACGTGATGCGCGCAGTGGGCTTGATGGACCACCCGACAACAGGCCAGCAGGCCGTTCGGGATCTCCAGTCCGCCCTGTTCCAGGGTGAACGTCAGGGCGGGGTCACCCACCTGGGAGCGAAACTCCTCCCAGGTGGGCGGCTCCGGTGGCACCGTCGTCGGCTCGAAGACTGAGGTCATGCGTCCGCCCCGTTCCATCTCGGGATCACGGGCTGGACCGCCACCCCTTGGTGCGAGCGGCCTGCCCCTTCATCAGCTTCATGCCGTTCGAGGACGCCTTCTTCCCCGAGACCTTGAGGGTCCGAGATCCCGTGAAGCCACGGGTGTACGCCGTCATCAAGCCTTTGCCCGAGTTGGTGTTCTCACCAAACGGACGGCCGCCCTTCTTCGCCATCGTTCTCTCCCTGTGGGTGGGGGTCTGACTCGACCGTGCCACAGGGTGAGACTGTCAGGCTACCGTCACACGCTCAGGCGACGGCGCGGGTCACGTCACAGACCACCACCAGGGTGCCTCGTCGCACGGTTCGCGTCACCGGATCAGCGGTCACCACCTGGACATCGAAGGTGAAGACGGCGTTGCCGGTCAGCCCCTGGGTGTGGTTCGGCTGGAGAGTGACCTGGTACAGCCCGTCGTCCGCGTCGATCACGACGATCCCACCGTCGGCCGTCGAGACCTGGATGGTCGGCGCTTCGGCGTCGATAGCCGACAGGTCCGTCTTCGCCGTGAACCAGAGGCTGGCTCCGGTCAGGTCGATGGTCGTTCCCTCACGGGTCGTCGCCCGCCAGATCGGCAGGGTCAGCGTGTCGCCACGGTAGACGTGGCCGAGGTTGATGACATCGAGCGGGTGGAACGGCAGCTGGATGGTGATCACGCGGATACCGGCTGACGCCGTCGAAGCGGAGACCACCAGAGCCGCCTGCGCCTGCCGCAGCGCGACGGCCTCCCCGTCACTGCGCAAGGCGGCCGTCAGGACCAGGTCACCCAGACTCCCGTGGACCCCTTCTGACGGGAGACCCACGGACACACCCCGCAGGGCAACCGTCCCCTGTCGGGTGATCGACGCCGCCGCCAGGCTGGCGGGTTGCGTCGTGACCCGCGCCACCCCGCGCGTCCCCAGCCGGCCAAGCGCGACGGCCCGCAGGCCGCTCCGCAGACTGGCGGTCGCGAGGCGGACTCCCTGACCGATCAGGCTGGCGCGCGGACGGGCGCGAGCGGCGGCCAGGCCCGTCCCGGCGTGCAGCCCGGACGGCAGGGTGGCGCGGGCGCGGGCGGTCAGGGTGAGCGTCGCGTTGGTCGCCCGTGGCAGTTCGATGGGTTGTCCGGCGACCGCCGCACGCCAGCGGACCCGCAGCTGGGTCAAGGCGACGACAGCGCGACCAGCGGCGGTGGGACGGAGGGCCACCTGCCCTCGCAGCGCAGCCGCCGCGCTCACCCCATGTCGCCCGATGGCCACACTCCTCGCGGCCACCGCCAGGCTGGCGGGCTGGGCGGTGTCATGTCGTCCGACGACGGTGGCGGCGGGGCGCACGCTCGGGGTCACGATTGCCCGCGTGGCGCTCAGCCCGACCAGGGTCGTGCGAGCCGCCGTACGCAGCGCCGTCGTGGCGGTGGTGTTCTGGCTGACGACCCCCACCGCAGCGAGCCGCACCGTTCCGCGCAGCGCCACGGTCCCCACGGTCGCCTGCATCGTGACGCCCGTGATGGCTGCTGCGTGCGCGGTCGTCGTGGCGGTGGCGGTCGCGGCCCCGACGGTGGCGTTCCGCACGGCCGTGATGGCCGCCGTGGGCGAGGCGGCCGTGGCCGTGGCGGTCAGGGCCAGGAGGCGAGTGTCGCCTGAGAGGGTGGCCGTCTGGGCGGTGGCGGTCGCCGTGGCCGTGGTCGCGTTGATCTGGTTGCGGTAGCGCCACTCTGGCGGGTAGACGGCGGATCCCGAGGCGACCAGTGGCGGGGTCAGGACGGTGGTGGGTGCGGGCTTGAAGATCAGGAGCCAGATGAAGCCGGCGTCGGCAACCGAGCAGACCGCCTCAGCGGTGTAGTTGCCGGCGACGGTCGTGGCTTCGACCTTGTACCAACTGGTCGAAGCCAGACCGCCAGCAGCGGTGCCGGTGGCGGTGCCATCCTGGAACGACACGCCGGTGGTCGAGCCGTTGAACTTGTGACCCGACCACGTCCGCGAACTGCCGTCGGTCATGGCGTGACCGACCAGCAGGCGCTCGACCCCGTCAGCGGGGTCGCAGGCGTTCGTGATGGTCTTGATCGCGGCCGAGGCGCTGGTGTACGCCCAGGTATCCAGCGGCGCGGACGGGTCGGTCCCGCTGAACTCTGCGACCGAGATGGTCCACAACTGGGAACTGCTCAGCGTGCAGGGTGCGGCGGTCGCGCTCTCGCTAACGCCGGCCACCTTGTAGAGGGCCGCCACAGAGTCCGTCCCGTTGCCGGTCCCAAGGAGTCTGGTCCAGCCGTTGATCGCGGTAGAGGTCACGGACGCGCTATTGATTTCTACAAAGGCGACCAGCAGGTTGCCGGCGACCGGAGTCGAGCCGAACGCACGGCTCGGCGTGGTCGAGGTGCCGGAGGTACTGTAGAAGGCGCTGTTGACCAGGGTGAACGCCATCAGCCGCTCACAGTTGCGCGATGCCCGAGGCCGACCAGGTCAGGGTCAGATCGACCCCGGTCGGCGTCATCGGCAGGCCCGGACTGGTGTCGAGGTACAGCATGAGCCGACTGGTCGCCTCCGTCCCGGTGTGGAGATAGAGGATCATCGCCTCCGACGGATCGCCGGTGGCTGCCGTGAACACCGAGTCGGCCGCATCAAACAGGCCGGTGTCGCTGACGCTGCGCCCGGTGAGCGCGGCGGTCACGCTGACACGGGCGGCGGACGGCACATCTGAGAGGAATTCATGGGTGGCGGCGTAGGTGTAGTCGGCCAGATCGACCAGGATCACCCGAATATCGGTCGCGCCGCCGTCCAGGCTGACCCCCACCGCGTTTTTCAGCAGCGCATCTTTGAACTTGGGGTACCAGATGTTGGCCATGCGGTCCCCCTACAGTTGCGCGATGCCCGACGGGTTCCAGTGGTTGGCAAAGTCGATCCCGGACGGGATGTACGGCGCACCCGAACTGAACGTGTCGAAGAAGAGGATCAGGCGACTGATGGCGTCCGCCCCACTGTTGATGTAGAGGATCTGGGCCTCCGACTGGTCCCCGCTCGGCGCGATGAAGGCGGGGTTGTCGGCGGTGAACAGGCCGTTCGTCACGTTCTTGCCGTTCAGCGCGGTGATCGTGTTGACGCGGGCGGCGGACGGCACATCCGACAGGAACTCATGCGCGGCGTTGTAGGTGTAGTCGGCCAGGTCGATCATGACGACCCGCACGTTGGTCCCCGCGCTGCTCAGGTCGTACCCCACGGCGTTCTTCAGCAAGGCCGCCTTGAACTTGGGGTACCAGAGGTTCGCCACCTAGCGCTCCTGCCACTGCTGCAAGCGGGCCAGCAGGGCGGTCGGGTAGCCCAGCGTCCAGTCGCCCTCGGCGGATCGGGCCAGGTACCGCCCCTTGTCGTCTGGGCCTTCGAGGTCCACCACGTCATGGCAGACGAAGCTGGCGGGGGTGGTCAGATCGACCCCGTCTTTGGCTGGGCTGCGGGGATCTTTCTGCGCGACCCGCAGCGACGGGCGGACCTCGTTGGTGATGATCTTGAGATGGCCGGGCTGCTTGAGCAGCTTCCGCAGATCGGTGAGGGCGGCGCGGTTCTCGTCTGGCATCCGTTCATCCCACCGCGATAGTGAAAACGCCTGCGGCGGCCCAGGCCACGCGGTACTCGCCGTTGTTGGAGACAATGTCCACGTCCGACTGCTGGTAGACGAGCAGCGGCTGGGTCGCGGCGGTGCCTGGCGTCCGATCCGACAGCACGGCCGTCCGCGCCGTGATGCTGCCCGACCAGACCACGTCGTCGGCGTCGTACATGATGGTGTTGGTCCCCGCCGTGTAGGTCAGGGTGTCGTTGGCCAGGTTCTGGCCGCCCGTGGTGTACCCGCCGCCAGCGGCGACCTCGCTGTTCAGGGACGACACGTAGATGTGGGTGTCCTGGTCGGGCGTGTAGCCCGAGGTGTGCAGGGTGCAAGCGATAGCGTCGTCCAGAATATCGATTTCCTTGTTAAAGGCTTTGAGGAAGACCTGTCCGTACAGCCTGGCGGTGATCGCCACGAGACCTCCCTAGTCCAGGCTCATCGTGACGCCGGTGATGGTGTGCGTCCCCTGCGCGCCGAACACCTCGGTCACCAGTTTCTGCAACGTCCCAGCCCCAATCGCCGTGATCGCGACCGACGCGCCGCCGGAGGTGGCCGAGAGTTGTAGATCGTCGGTCGTGGCGTTGATCACGAAGTAGACGGTGCCTTCGACCAGGCCGGTCGGGATCGGGTCACCCGGCACGGCCCAGACGGTGACGGTGTCGCCGTTGGCGAAGCCGTGGGCGACACACTCCAGGATGTCGGCCGAGGCGTCCGGGACGACGAACGCCTGCGGAATGCCGCCGCCGTTCGGACTCATCCCCAGGAAGTTGCCGGCCGTGACGGCGTCCCAGAAGCCGACGAAGCGAACGGTGGATCCCCCCGCCACGTCGAACGCCATCGAGGCGGAAGTCGCCTTGGCTCCAGCGGCGGCGGCCGACCAGGTGGCGGCCTTGCGCGCGTACGCGGGCGACCCTCCGGTCAGTTCGTTGGTCCCGGTCGCGGAGTAGGCGCTATGCAGTGATCCAAACTTCATGCCAGCGGCCTGGGACTCGTCCAGGGCCTCCAGCATCGTGTTCTTGGCGGCAACGGAAAGTCGCACAACGCCCCCCTGTGGGATGGTCTGACTCGACCGTGCCACAGAGCGGCGCTGACAGACTACCGCCACACGCTAGGCGGAGGTGCGAGTCACGTCTTCCACGACGGTCAGGATCCCGCGCTTGACGGTCGCCGTGATCGGGGTGAGTGTCCGCACCTGCACGTCGAAGATGAAGGTGGTGTTGCCTTCCAGGTTCTGGGTCGCGGACGGGTTGATGGTGATCTGATACAGGCCCAGCGCGGCGTCCACCACGATAGCCCCACCCACCCCGGTCGAACGCTGGATCGTCGGCGGGTCCGTGTCGGCGTCGGACAGGTCCACTTTGGCGGTAAACCAGACCGTGGCGCTCTCCAGCGGGATCAACACCCCGCGCTGGTCGCGGGCTTCCCAGATCGGCAGGATGATCGTGTCGCCACGGTACACCGATCCCAGGTTCGTCTCGGGCAGCAGGACGAAGTAGGGCGGCGCGTCGTCATCCAGGCAACTCATGGCGTAGTCGAAGGCGCTGGCGTTGAGGCTCACGAACGGTCCTCCCGTGCAAGCCGTCGCCAGCCCGTACGGTAGCCGGCGGCGTAAACATGGCGACAGACCAATCCCTGCGCCTCCAGCTGCTCCAACGCTACCCGCACCTGTGACCGTCGCACCGACAGCGTGGTCGCCAGGGTCTCGACCACGGCGTAGGATTCGCCCTGGGGGAGGAGGCGCAGCACGCGGGCCTGTAGCCCGTTGGTCCCGTCAGCGCGGGACAGCGCACGATAGGTTTCTCGCGCCTGCTTGGGCGCAATCCTGGTCAGCGCCGGGACGCCCCCGTCGCGGGGAACCAGGGCGACCACCCGTCCAGCGGGAGAGATCTGGAGAATCACCATGTCGCGGCCACAGTGCAGGCAGCGGAAGTCGCCGGTGTCGTGGTAGACGGGGCCGCCACAGCAGGGGCAGGGGGGATGCAGCAGGAACGGGTGGTCTGGTACTAAGAATGGCCCAACCCAGAGCCGCCCTCCGTACCAGCGTTGCTGCGGAGGTCGCGGCTCCGTGGGTGGGGGCGGAGACGGCTGGAACTCATAGGCCAGTGCTTGCACTACCGACGCCCCTTCTTCTTGACCCTACGGGGCAATTTCGCGCCCTTCCGGGTGTGCCGCTCGAAGCGTCGGGCTACCTTTGGATCGTTGGCCCACAGGTAGCCGCGTTGCGCCTTCGACTTCATTGGCATGGCGGCCTACTTCTTCGGACACTTGCCGGAGTGCTGCTTCCCGCACGATTTGCACGTCTTCATCGGACCCTCCTGCGCGAGACTCCGGCCAGCATACCATCAGATCAGCCAGCGCGGGGTGTCCGTGGGCCGCCAGCCCAGCCGCCCAACGCCTGGAGTTTCGCTGCTTTGGCGGCGTACTCCACCTCGCGGCACCAGGCCACCCCGAGCGCCAGGGCGTCGATCTGGCTTTCCTTCCAGCCGGTCGTGTCCCAGCCGAAGATCTGGCGCAGGTAGTCCGCCACGGCGACCTTGGAGGCCGACTCGCTGCCGGCCACCCGCAGCTTGACCGTCTTGGCCTCCAGCGTCTCGACCGTCGCGGGCAGACACCCGTACGCCTGCGCCAGCACCAGCACCCCGTCGATCCAGCCCATCGCGCGGCCCAGCCCCAGTCCGGCCCGAAACTCGTGGCCACGGGTCGTCGGCTCCCGCTTGCCGTTGCGGGTCACCACCTGGTGGGCGTGCGTGGTGATCTCGATCACCAGCAGATCCGGCCGCTGCTCTTGCAAGTGGGTGATGAGCGTCCCCGAGAACAGGTTGTACCGACGGGCGTTCCAGCTGATGTCGGATTCCCCCGTCCGCCGTGACGGGGTGCTGATCTCCAGCCGCGAGCAGGGAGCCTTGGGATCGGTCGGGTCGCCGTGGAAGAGGCCGGTGGCGGTGAGACTGAGGTCCAGGGCCATGATGGTCACGGGCAGACTTCAAAGAAGACCAGCGTGTCCGAGGGGATCGGGTGTTGCGAGGCGGCCAGGGCGTAGGCGTGACGGACCATCCGTTGGGCCGTCACCGCGTCAGCGGGGGGTTCCTCGGAGCGGTTCAGGTTCAGCGCCCCGAACCGGACCCGCTGGAGCATCCAGGTCGGGACCGGCACGGTCGGGGCCAGCTTGCGCCGACGGCCCGCTCGTGGCAGTGATTCGGCCACCCAGTGGATGGCCACCCCGTGAAAGCCGTCCTCGACCGGCTGCGGCAGTCCGTTGCGCCCCGCGACCGCCAGATCCGCCGTCGCCAGGTTCACCAACCGCATCAGCGGGGACCGTCCGCTGTCGGGAGTCGCCGCACCGTCTCGCTGGTGTCGAGCCGAAAGTGGACCTTGACGATGGCCGGGACGCCAGGGGGTTGGACATCCATGCCGTTCGGCCCGGTCTCCGCGACCCCCGCCGAGGTGGCGGTCGAGACCGAGTCCAGGGCCAGCGGGAGCGCGAACAGCAGGGTGGACACGTCCAGGGTGTCATGCTCAACGCGTATCGTCACCGTCAGACGCATCGGGGCCGTCCTCCTCGCCGCGTCCATCATAGCGGTCTGGTGGCTCCTGTGTCTGGCCGTAGCGCAGCCAGGTGTCGATCCGCTCATCATCACAGCACGCCTCGCGCGTCCCATCCTCACGCAGATGGGCCATGCGGGGCAGACCGTTCGGGGGCAGCCCAAGGCCACGGCCGCTCAAGAGGGCTTGCCCCAGCCAGGAGAACTGGGTGGCGCAGGGCATGACCTGGAAGCGATGCAGCCCGGCGTGTTCAATCTTGTGGCAGGGGCGGATCAGCAGCGCCTGGTAGACCTGATCCTCCAGCAGGGCAATCCGCTCCAGCAATGGGGGATCCTCGTTGATCGGGACTGCGTCCTCCAGCAAGTCCATGATCGTGCGCGCCGTGGCGATCAGCAAGCCGCCGGCGGCGACCGCCTGGGAGACCGCCGCGCGCAGGTGCGTGCGCGCCTCCGCCGTCGTCAACGGGGTGTTGTTGATCTGCCCGACCGCGATCATGGCCAGGGCGCGCTCCTCGGACAGCAGGCCGGAGGTGACCGCGTTCTCCAGCGCCCGCCCCAGCGCCAGCCGCGCCTCCTCGCGGGTGGGGGTGTTGGCCACGGCTGGCACGAACTCGAACGACTCCTCTGGGAGTCGCGGCTGACGGAATTCGAGGTCGCGCTTCATCTTCTGCAACGACTGGGTGACGATCCCCAACTCCGACGGCGGCGTCCCTTCCGTCAGCGGGGCAGCCACCAGCGGCTCCGCAAGCGGCTGGATGATCCACGGCGCACGCGGGTCAGACTGGCGCGCCTCATCCTGCCAGCGCGACCAGCGGGCCACATCCAGCATCTCGGCCTGTGTCTTGGCCCTGGCGGCGGCCTCGGCCGTGGCCGCCGCTTCCGCTCGGGCCTTGGCGGCGGCCAGCTGCTCCTCGGGGGACGGCCTCTTCACAGCGGGTACTCCGTCTGGACCTCACGGCTGAAACGCTTGCGCATCTGGCCCACCTCGTCGGTGGCGGCGATACAGGGACCGCACAGCCCGCCATCCCTGGCGTTGTACCGCGCCTGACACCGCACACAATAGTACCGGGGGTGGCTGGCAAACGTCGTCTGGTTGTACGCCTGAAAGGCGATGAACTCGTCGCTCAGGCTGTCCTGGGGACTATTCCTTAAAGGTGGAAAAGCGGTTGGGTGGACGCCGTCCCGATCCGCGTGATCGAACACCCGCCCACGGTACTCGGGCGGCTGACGGGTTTCATGGCCGGCTTCGATCCAGGCCCGCTTCCTGGCATCCTCGTCGGCTCGCAGCGCCTTCTGCACCCGCTCGCGCTGCTCGACCTCCCGCTCGCGGGCCAGCCGTCGGGCGTCGGCCCGCTCCTCCCACAGATCCGCTTCGAGATGGGCGGTGAAGCTGATCGGCTTCTTCGGTTCCGTCACGGGATCAACTCCAACGGATCCTCCAACGCCTCCACGTCCGCAGGATGCAGGATCGGGAACAGGGTACTGATCGGACGCAGCTTCTCCGTCGGGACGAACGGGCGCTCCACCTTGTCCGCCGCGAGCGCGCCCAGCTTGCGGACCTTCGGGTAGTCCTTGCGCCCGATCCAGCCGGCGATCCGCACCGTGCGGGTCTCCAGCATGACCAGCGCCAGGATCGCCACGTCGGTCTGGAAGTGGTCGTCGTGCTGAAACACCATCAGGCTCTTGGGTGGCTCGGTGGTTTTGATCTGGATCGTCTTGCCCCAGAGGACGCCATCGACGCCGTTATCCGCGCGGTCGGTGCGCCAGTTGAACGGGATCCCCAGCATAGCGCAGACGCCATACTCGCCATAGGCCCCAATCCTATCGATCTCGTAGTCAGTGCGGGCGACATCGATCTTGTGGCTAGCGACCTTGCGCTTGCGCCAGTTGTCGCCGCGCTCCTTCGCCAGGGCGTCCATCACGGCGGCGGCCTCGCGGGTCAGGGTAAAGATGTAGGGCTGTTCGGGCATCGGTCGCTCCTCAGAGGGGTCAGGTTCCGGGTGGGCGGGTCAGGGATGTCACACGGGCTTGGCCGGGGCGGGCTAGGGCGGTCAGGCTGGCCTGGGGTGGCCCGGCCAGGAGCGGCTAGGTCCGTCAGGCTGGGGCGGAATGGTCAGGGACGGCAAGGACCGTCAGGCTGGCATGAATTGTTGGGAGACGGGCTGGTTTGTCAGGCTGGTCGGGTATGACCAGGCGAGGCGAGGGATGTCGGCTGGACGGGCCGGGCTGGGGGTGGACGGTCGGCCTGGGCTGGGAAGGGGAGACAAGGTTCGGCTCGTCGGCCTGGTTCGGGCTGGCAGGCAGTGGGCCGTCTGGGTTTGGCCTGTCGAACTGGTGCGGCTCGGGGAGACGAGGCCGGGCGAGGATGGGGGTGTCGGCCTGGTGCGGTATGAGCCGTAGGGGCCTGGCGCGGCTCGTCGTGGCGGCACGGTGTGGTTCGGTCTGGTTTGTTTTGTCGGCCCGGGTGGGGTTGGCCCGGCGCGGTCTGGGTAGTCGGTGCGGGCGGGACCGGTACGACCAGGCCAAGAACGGGGTGTCGGCTTGGCCAGGGTTGGCGCGGGACGGGCTTGTGAGGACCGTCGGTGCGGTCCGGAAGGGCTGGGCCGGGCGCGGGATGGGGAGGGTTGTCATCGGGGCTGGGCCTGGGGTGGCGAGGCGGGGCATGTCCTGGCTGGTCGGCTCGGATCGGCGGGGGAGGGGACGCGGCGGGATGTCGGTGTGACGTGGGCAGGGCCGCCTGGGGTGGGTGTGGACCGTTGGCCCGGCGCGGGAGGGGGTGGAGTGGAGCGTCGGTGTGGGCTGGCCCGGCAAGGGTGAGGTCGGGCGGGATAGTCGGTGCGAACTGGATCGACCAGGTCCGGGACGGCCCGTCGGCGCGGTGAGGCTTGAGGCGCTGCGGCTTGGGCTGTCGGTCTGGTGCGTTGCGGGGTGGCCAGGTGATGTCCGGCTTGTCAGCGCGGCTCGTGGTGGGGCGATTTGGCTCGTCGTTCCGGCGCGGTCGGAGGTGGAGCGGACGGTCGGTATGGGCAGGACAGGAGTGGATCTGAGCGGACCAGTCTGGGGAGGAGTGTCGGTGTGGGGCGGATGGGGCGAGAGGGGGCTGGCGGGGTCTGTCGGCGCGGTTTGGTCTGGGATGGCTGCGAATGGCATGTCGGGAGGAACGGGTGAGGCATGGGACGAAGCGGCCTGGTCCGTCGGCATGGCCTGGGAT